TAAGGATCTTAAATCCTGAAAACCTTGAACCGCAGCAAACGAAACGCTATATGGTGCGGGTATTTCGGCCACCCGCGTCTAAACTCCATAATACTACAGCAGTACCCGCACCACAGTCTCAAGAATCAAACGACTCGATCATTGAGCGCATCAACCAAGAACTCCATTTTCCAAGGGATAGAGCCGAGCTAACCCTCGAGTACACCAGCACCGTCAAACCCGAAGAATTCAAGGAGCTTTATAACCAACTTAGGAAAAACAACCTTGTTTCCGATACAGCTAATATTGGCAATACGTTTTTTAACTTTATAGTTAATCCTATAAATGGCAATTACACCACTCGGAAACTGCTCGATTCGACTGGACAGCCTTATGGGCAATTCACTAGTATCGCCGAACGCGCCGGAGCGCCGGCCAGCACTACCGTAAAGACTTACGACATGCTACAAGAAGATTTAAAAACATTAGACAATAGTATAAAAATACTTGAAAACTTTGATTACCTAAAAGAACTAGTGCGGGATAACTTGACAGAAGCTGCTACCAAGCGTGCATTTGAGGCGCTTGTCGAGTCGTTCCGAGTAGGCAATGCTGCTACCCCGAAAACTGTTCGATTGTATCGGGCGGAGGAAAATCCCGATGCTCCAAAGCAGTCTATCGCTGCATGGATTACAGAGTCTGACAATTACAAAAACACGCTTGCGGCGACGGGGCGTTGGTTTACTGATGACCGCGCAGAAGCACAGTGGTATCTCGACCATGAGTACCCGAACGGGATATTAACGTACATCGATGTTCCTGCTGATCAAGTCGAGTCGTTCCGAGTAAGCAATATAGCCCCCAAACCGGGGGGAAAATCCACAGCAGACTCTCCACGTGCGTTTTCAAGCAGAACAGGAAAAGAATTTTTTGTTTCTCCAGAACTAGCGGCAACCCGGCAACGCTTGCCTATTGAGCAGGCTATCGCTGCTGAGCAAAACGACCCTAAAATGGAATCTATTCTTCGATATGGAGAAGCACGGAAGTCTCAACTAGCATTAGCAACATTTACTCACCTTAGTAATCACCCCAGTGACGCGAGTATTCCCCGGGATCCTACTACTCGCATCGGCAATCTATTAAATCAAGATCAGGTTTTGACATATGTACTTGGCAATCCACAAACTAATATATATCAAATTCCTGGAATAGACTTCACATCAGAGCATTTTGCAAAGGATTTCACTAATTATCTAGCACATACTCGTACAATTGATGCCGACAACCTGTCTGGACTCCACAGTAAATACGTAGCCGCTGCAGGGAAATTATACAACTTACTTACTGAAAAATCTGCTACAATGAAATCAGGGGACCTAGTAAGTCAGGCCGAAATAGACTTCAATATTAAGCTGGCATATAATACAACGAGTGGGGTTGGCAGCAAGCGATATGTACTAGAGATTCAAAGCGATTATCTAGAGAACATACATAAATTGATAAAAATACTTGGGTATGAAGGCGAATTATCCGATTTTCCGAGGTTTCTGGATTCTTTGAGGTATATTGAGACAACTGCCCATTGGAAAAATCAATACAACACCCAAATCCAAGCCCAAGGACTTAGCGAGTTATATTATAGTCTTTCTCATTCCTTAAAAATGGTATACCCAGCTGGAACGCTTCAACCATTCTTGATGTTGAAAGATAACTGGTGGCAATTCTTCGTGAATGCCGAAATCAAAAAAGGAATAATAGATGGTGTTGAATTTATACACTTTCCAACACCAACTACGACAGCCAAGCTAGAGAATTTTAACCAAATAGTGCCACGAAAGATTTCGGACAACTGGCCTCTTGAAAAAATAAAAAGCGCTGTTGTAGATAGTATTATAAGCGACCTAATACCTGACAATCTTAAGTTTATTATCCCCTTCGACCAGCTCAAGCGCATACTGTATGACTATGCCGGATTGTATCAGACTGCAATACCGCCGGCCTCGCAACTGATGAAGACCTTGAATCTTATTTCGGACAATTGGCCTCTTAAAGACGACCTGCTGACCTACCAAGAGGATATTGGAACATATGTCAAACAAAACTATGGCGAGCTAAAAGACAAATTCTGGAGGGAGAGATTGACAACCTGGCCTGAAACAGAAATACGATCAAGGCCGGGAGAGTTTTTTCGGCACAGCAAGACGGACGACATGCTCAACATCCTCAGGATCCCGCTGTTTCTTGCGCGCTTAAAGGATGTACCTGATGCTACAGTACGAAGACAAATTCTGGAGGAAGAGATTGACAACCTGGTACGCTGGAACAGTCCGTCACAGAGTGATATCGAATCGTTCCAGCATGCTCGTCTACTGGTAAGTAAGAAAAGGTCCAAGCCCCTACCTGGTCAGCTCCAGAGGACAAGAAATCCGACGAAGATTAGACACAACATGAATAAATTCAGAGATAACTTAATCTCACAGTCGGAAAAAGTTAGCTCTGAAATGATCGCCGTATTCACGCAACTGGATAATCCCCTCAGTCAAGAATATACGGATATTATCAAAGCGCTAAGCACAAAAAAGATTTCTCGGACACTCAATCCACGGTATCAGGCTGTTCTCCAAGATTATCAAAAAGAACACCCGGGTAGCCTGTCATATTCTAGACTATACAATCGCGGCGAGGATATTGGAACATATGTCAAACAAAACTATGGCGCAAAGCTAGTAGTGGATGATGATAATAACTCCTGGTGGCAAATTGATTTACGGAACGTAAAGGCCCAAGATAATGGATGAGTCTCCACAATTGATTGATATCGCCTTACGGGAACGTATGGCAACAGTTGAAACAGAAATACGATCAATTAAAGACACTGCCGAAGCTCATGTTCAGATGAATCGTATTGACCATGCAGCCATTCATTCGGCCCTAAACAAGTCAGATGAGAGGCTACAGACGCAGATTGCTGAGCTAGGTAGAGAGCTAGGGGCACAACTTAAAACCCTACAACTATACCAAGTGGAGCATATAAGTAGCTTACAATTAATAACCAAGGATACCCTAGCTGACTTTTTAACAACCCGCAATGATGTAGAAAAACTAAAGCGGGAGTCTCAACTAACCAAAGGCGTAGCTAAAGGCATAGGCGTTATCGGCATACTAATAGGCGGTACCCTAGGAGCATTAGAAGCTGGCTTCAACATATTCAATAAGGCACCATAACATGTTAGGAATCGTAGAACTGATTGCAGGACCGATCTTCAAGATCATTGATAAGGTTATTCCTGATCCTGTCGCTAAGGAACAAGCAAAATTAAAACTTTTAGAACTACAGCAACAAGGCGAATTCAAAGAGTTAGAGTTAGCCATGGGAGCTATTACTGCAGAAGCAAAAAGCACAGACCCATGGACTAGTAGGGCCAGACCAACATTTCTTTATCTTATGTATAGCATCATTGTTCTGTGCTTTGTAGGCGGTATCTCTAGTGCCTTTGGCTTGGCGACAGAAGTTTCAGTCGCAGCCAATGGTGCTTCCAATATGCTGGCTGCAATTCCAGAAGCCATGTGGTGGCTGTTTGGTGCTGGTTATCTAGGTTACACAGGTGGACGCACCTTCGAGAAATGGAAAGGAACAACTGGTAAATAGGAAAATGCCCAATGCTCTGGACACATTTACGTGATCACGTAATCATACCTACTCTAACAAATATAGGACCACAGTTTAATACAAAAGCTGCAGTCAATTTACTTATAGGCACTGCCGCTGTCGAAAGTGACATGGGTAAATATCTTATCCAGAACGATGGCCCAGCTCTAGGTATCTATCAAATGGAACCTGCTACGTTCAAGGATATTACTATCAACTTTATCCAATACAAGCCACTTCTCCGTAACATCGTTAGCCAGTTCTCCGGTGAGAAACCAGCACAGCCAGATGCTATGGTCGGCAACCTATACTTGGCAACAGCAATGGCTCGAATACACTATTTCAGAGTAGCCGAGCCATTACCTGACGGTAACAATATTATTGATTTAGCCAACTATTGGAAAAAGTATTACAACACCCATCTTGGTAAAGGTACCCCAGAGAAATTCCTGGAAAAGTGGAATACGCATGTTCATTAATTTAATTCCTTGACCTTATTGCCATAATACAATCTCCTTAGCCATTTATCTTTCTTATGATCTTTAAATCTAAAATGTTGACATAAGGGATGTTCATAAGATCGGCTGCCCTGTTTATCTGATACCGATTTTCGTTGTAATTCTCGTATCCCAAGCTCTGCGCCAAGACTAAATAGTGTTCTGCGCACTCCATTACAAATCCCACAGTTTCGCATATGTATTGATATCCTCCTATTGATATAAAGTCACGCCACCCAGCATCAGAGTGCGCATCAAACCATTTAATAACTACAACATCACCTACAAATAGATGCTTAAAATCACGCGGTTTCATTAGAACTCACAATTTTGTGAGCTTGATAATAGTGGAGCAGGAGCTTCAGGATCCTCAGTTGGTGAAATGTTGTAAACGTGATTCAGATTAAGGAAAGTACGCTCCCACACAATACGATTAGTCTTATCTCGACGCATAACCTCACAGTCAAGATATGACTGAGTATTAAAGTACTCAACTTGATTAGTAACTCGTACAATTACCTGAGTTGGTACATTAACAAAAACAGTCCCGCTTGAACCCTGATTAAGAGCCGCTACACGGCCTGCCTCAACAACATAATAGGAATACATCATATCCTTCATCAGATACTCGGTTGTTTTTTTATTCATCTATCAGCTTTCTTAAAAATCCTGCATTCAATACATAGTCCTCATATGCCGTACAAGCTATGGGGACTTTTTTTTTACTTAAAACTCCTTAGTATCACAACGACCAACAAGTGGCACCGGTTCGACGTTAGATACAATAAGTTCAACCCCACCTTCTCGTAGTATATCACCAGCTACTGAATTAATGCAAGTCTCAGCAACACTGTTAGTATCCATGCCTAGTGTCAGTAGTGGTGTTGTTGCGCCAAATGCTTTCTCAAGCCACCAGTTCGAGAACCCAAACTTCTTAATACCAACCTGAACAATAGCTCTAGCACAATCTGGACAAGGAAACCACAACCCAAACATATAGCAATCATCCAATCTATGTCCATAACGGGCAGCAGTATAGATAGCATTACGTTCTGCATGTTCAAAAAACAGATGCTTATTAGACTTGGTAAATCGTTCTGTTTTAACTGCAGTTACTCCACGAGGAAACCCGTTATAACCGGTAGAAACAATGCTGTAGTCAGAGGGGTTGTAGATCACTGCACCCACAGCGGTCCTAGGATCCTCACTTTTCATGGAGACAGTTACAGCTAGATTAAGTAGATATTGTTCCCAAGTCACTGATCTTCTTCTCCTTCCAGAGCATTTATTAATTGAGTTAAGTTCTTCATAACGTACCGATTAATTTATCAATGTACTTTTGTATGTATTCTAACTCACGTATATAGTTGCGCAGGATGGCGGCTAGAATATGTGTGTTAGGGTATTCTGGATTCAATTCATCTAGTGTAGTGACCAGCGTCTTAGGATCAATATAAACTAGATTAGATCGTAACTCGCCATCCTGCTGTAGTGTAACTGTAAACGTCAGAAGATTAGCTTCCATTACACACCGCAACTCCCGCCTCTACCACTGATATCACAGATATCATTGATAGCTATTACTTCCTCGAAAGTCTCTCCGATTTTACTTAATGCCTCTGTATATGCAACCGGGACAAGAGGCTGTCCTCCCCGACTTCCATCTGGATAAACCGTAAAGCCACGCAGTCTAGGGGCATAACGAGCAAGCACACGAGCAAAATTACTAACAGTATCGACATTATTAAGCTCAGTACCAAAAGCAGGGATATTAATAGTCGAAGATATTGCCATATCTACATAATCTTGAACATCAGCTTGGAATTTAATCCGTCTCTCATAATCTTTCGATAGCGAAAGAGCATTCTCAATATTATCGGGGTTGACCGCATACAGCTCCACCATGTCTTGAGCAATACTGTCTACTACAAACTGGTAATTCCACTTGGTACCTTTTAAATATCGTCTCTTATAGGCTGTAGCAAATAGAGGCTCAATGCCAGTAGTAGTACCTGCAAGAATACCGATAGTACCAGTCGGTGCAATAGCCCGTCGTGCTACAGGGATATTGAGAGAAAGGGTCCTACTAAAATTGATAGCTGTAGAATCACTAATCCCACGATAAATTTCAAACCAATTCTTAAGTTCTTCATCTACTTCATACCGCTTATTACGTTTAATCAACCATTCGTGTAAACCCATAACACCCAGGCCAATACGACTGTTCTTACTACGAACTTCATACACCTTGTTATACGGCAGGTCAGCACGTAATAGACCACATATAAGAAACTTTGTAGCTAGCTCAATAACAGCCCTCAGATGAGATAGTGAATCAATTGCAGCGAAATTAACGCTGCCAAGATTACAAACATCAGAATCATCCCGACTTGTAACCTCTGTACATGCGTTTCTAAGTGTTTCGTTTTCTTTGTCAAAGAAATTGAAACTAAATCCCGGCTCTCCGGTAGAAAGAGCTTGTCGACAATTCCGAAGGAATATTTCTCCGTAGTCATTTGTTTCCCAGTAATTAAACAACCACCGGTTATCATAATTGATCGATATATTAGTCATATCCAATGGCGCATTGTAATTAAAGTCAGCGAACTTTAGATCAGCAATAGTCTTGTCTGTACCAGCTACTGGCGTGTTATGCCAGTCTTTAGCAAGAAGGAACTGGTCCACATCTCCATGTCTCCAATTAAGCGACGCATAAATAGCAGAACGCCGTGAACCCCCTTGAATAATAGCTCGTCCAATTTCATTAACCATACGCATCTTGGGAATAGGACCGCTAGCAATCCCGCCAGTACCGTGTAGAAGATTCCCACTAGCGCGATAGATAGAATAATCAGCACCAATGCCACCCCCAGTAGACAGACACAGCTCAGCCTTACGAGAAAGCTCAGCCCAATCTTCACGAGAGTCATCCAACGCAGAAAGTAAATAGCAATTATTGAAGAACTTTTTCTTTCGTCCAGCATAGTAAAGATACCTCCCTCCAGGAATAAATGCTAAGTTAGTAATGTATTGCTTAAGCTGATCCTTCTCATCTTTAGGCATATGATCTTGACACACATCATCGACTAGAGTTTTAGCTAATTCCGCCCAAGTTTCACAACCATCGTGGCGATACTTTTGAATAAAAATATCCTCGGAGAACTTGTTCCGGAACATTGGATTTTGATCACTTCGAAACTTCGGCATCGATTTCCTTTTCTATCTTTTTATATACTTCTAATGCGTCCATTATGTAATTTGCTTCATCCCAAGTATAGCACCTGGCAATATTCTTACGGCTACCATTCTCAATTATAAAAATATCACGCCTATTCATAGTACTACGCCACAACGTATAGTAATTACCAAGCCGGTAGCCTTTCTTTGTGTGTAGTTCAGAATAGGCCATTAAAACCTCTTGCTGTGCCGATATGGCCGTTTACTGTTGTAATCATGCTTCATGACAATAGCCTTACCTAAGTTCAGATTATAATGACCAGCGAAATCCATAATTCGAATGATTGTATCGGCAAGCTCTTCGGTGAACTTGGTAACCTCACCATTAAGCTTCTCAGATAGCTCCTGATTGTTACGACGTAGTTCTTCCAGAGCCTCTGATAGCTCACAATGCATCAAAGCGATCTTCTCTCCATCATTCCAATTGTCAGCAAAGCCCTTGGCCTTACACTGAGTAGTGATATCCTGGGCTAGTTGATTAAAAGCTTGTATAAAATTTGTTACAGATGTGTTCATTAAATTACTTTCCATGTTTAATGTAGGGTTGCAGCATCTCATATACAACCTTGATACCTTCCTCTAAGGTCTTGACTTTCCAACCCACGATGTTATCAACCATGGGATGATTGGTCACAGCTGGACTATCGCTGACAAGTACAACAGGCTTGTCTAGCATGTCGGCCCAACCCAATTCAATTGCTGTACCTAGCGATAGTGGTTGATCAGCAGGCATATACATAAAAATGATATCAGCATTACAGATATCAAAATGATCCCGTGTTGTGATACCGGCAGGGGTGCGATTAATATCGTCAGTTTTAAGATCATTCTCAATAATGCCCTTAAACTTACACATATTTTCCTTGCCACGCATAGGCGATACCGCATTGATTCCACGATTCAGCAGCTCTGTAGTAACGGTATTACGCCAATCTACACATTTTTTATAGGTTGTCCCTGTAATAGGACCAGCTAGATATACTTTTCTCATTCCACAATTCCTGGTGGGATACGAATATTATCATTAGGGATCTTACGAAGATCATAAGTCAGCAGTGTTAATGCATTCCAGACTACTGAGGCTAAATGATGTTGCCCATCTTCCTTATCATGTGTTTCCCCCTTAATGAATGCAGTTAAATGACGTTCAAGTGCTCCTATGATACGAGACCAGTCCATACCGTTCAAGTAGTTATTATCTCCATACTTCTTAGCTCCTAAAGTATAAACCTTGACTAGTTCTTCTAGAGCATCACGTGGCAATAGATCCCAACGTAATTTATCATTATCAAACTTGACTCCTTTCTCCACCGCATACTCCCGCATAAGACCTATACTAGCAATATAACCATCAAGCCACATTTCCATAACGCTCTTTAAGGGATTTGTATCTGTAGGTATTGACATCAAAGTCTCCATCACAAACACCTTTTAAATAAACTAAGCCACGCCACCAAAGATGTTCAATAGCTGTTGCAAACTTATCAGTGTGTTCGAAATAACATCCAACAGATAGCGCGTGCATTCGTCTTCCACCTGGACTAGAACGACTAGCATAATCAAATATGTGATTATGACCCACAACACAAGAGACCATGTTCTTGCCCAATAGTCCTTGAGCGACATTGACCCCAGATATAGGTTCCCCAGACACGCCAGTAGGAAAGTAATGGCAATAATAAATACCATCCAGTTCCAATGCACATCGGTAAGGCTGCACATGCCAGCCATAACGCTCATAATCTAAATCCTCTATAGAAAATGTACCTTCTAATTCTGGATGAAGCTGAATAGCCCGATCTATTCTTTCCTCATGATTACCAACAATCATGTACTTCTTGGGTTTATATTGTTTTTCCTTATTGCGTTTACGTACTGCATTATAATCATCCATCGGTTGTTGAATCTTAGCAAGTGCATCTTGAACAGCTGCTATATCATTCTGATAGCGCCTACCTTCAAAGTCTTTCTTGCCGCGATCATAAGATGACAAGCTTTCCATATCAGCCATGTCACCCATACACACTATAATCTCAGGTTTCTTCTCTACTATGAATTTGCCCAGCCAAGTAAATCGCTCATTAGAAACTCCAGGTTTAGCATGTGGATCACCTATGACTAAATGATTACGCGCCATCCTTAATTGGTTCCTCTTGTACAATTAGTAGTTCATCCGGGTTACCAGCCGGATTCTTATCCATAGTTTCCTTAGCTGAACGCAGCAACTCTTTCTCACCTAATGCATGAACTTCACCGGGTGAATGTAATAATAGATCAGCTAAACCTACAGCAAACTTGAATAGTGTATCATCCTCCTTAGTTTCATTATAAACTGCACAACTAAAAGCTCCCGGAGTTTTCCCAGGTCTAATGATAAGCGCTACTTCATCCGTATAAAGACTAATCGTTTGTTGAATCATGCGAGTCATTCTAATCATCCTTAATGGTTGATAATTCCCTAGATGCGAACTTAAAAAACAGATTTGCATCTAGTACAGCTAGGGGCTTTCGGTTATTCATTTTCAGTATTAGCAATGCTTCCTTGGTAGAATTGCAAGTCCGTAATCTTGATTGTTCAAAAGCTTTATATACATTGTTAAAACCTTCTTGATTTTTACATTCTATATCAAAATTGAATGTTTGTAAAGCCTCTGGTGTTAGTTTAATATCCGATCCTGTTTCTCCCATTATAGCTGATCGTATGTCTCCATCAGCATAATTGAAATATGCTTTTAGTTTATCTACAACCCAATTCTGTAATCGCCTACCTTTAGCCTTCCTCGATTGTGTCTGCATCATTCTTACTTTCTACATGCGTATACCATGCCCATGGGGCATTTAGGCTATCGCCACACTGTCTTGGCATATAAACTACGTTTACCCAACAGGCCCATTTATGTATACAATATGAACATGTAGTATCTAGTTTACGATTGCCAGTTGGTTTCTTCCGAAACATTTCAGCCACATCTTCAAATTCTCTATAAAACTTCTCTTTTGATGTAAGCCTTCTAATTCGTGCATCTACTTCCTGTATTAATTCAGGAATCATATTCTGAAAATTATCAGGAACTTCTAATACCTTTAGCTGACCATTCTCTTTGTTAATAACAATCCATCCTCTAAAAGGAATACCAGAAGCTGCACCATACAGTGCACCCTGGAGAATATATCCAAATGGATCATTTTTTACTAGAGTATCAAACCCTAACCCAAATTTATTGTTGAATGAGAAATCAGATGCTGTTTTGATATCCCATACACCATACAAGCCTGGGTCTTCAATAACAATGTCTAAAGTTCCTTCTAGAGAGATCCCACCTACATTCAAGGTAACTTTTTTTTGTTCGTGGGTGATATTAACACCAGCCATCTTCATAATAGTGATTAATGCTGCTTCAAGCAAATCTCCATACAGAAAAACAAGAGGCTGGGTGTAGCTCTGATCTAACTTACGATTCCCGTCTCGCTCCATCTTTAACTGACACATCGGCATGCCGATATTGGACATGCGGATAGTGAACGGCTTCTTGGGCGAGAACTGCTTTTCTAAAGCTTTACTGCAAGCTGCACCAAAAGCTTCAATTAAAATTTTCTCGGGTATACCAACGGGTCCTATCGCCGTCTGATATAGAAAATCCTCCATTCTTATTAAGAGTTGATGAGTCATCTATCCACCTACAATATGCGTAAAATGCATCCTGTGCTTCTTCTCTACTTAAAAATGGACCGAAGTATTCTGTCCAATCATCATTCCAAAAATACCAACCTTGGTTATCTTGGAATAAAGAACTATTAATTTCACTCATAGTATTCCTTTAAAAGTCAACCGTCATCTCTACTTAGGTTGATATTCGGGCGAGCCTAAAGCTGATGAGACCCGATCATAATTAAGCGAAGTCTACAGCGACAGCAAGGCGATCATTTAGATCATCTGCCAATTCATGTGTATCTGCAATATCCGTGACTGTCTTGGCAATATTGCCTATACGAAACTTAGTGTTGATATTCATGATAGTTTTGTTCTCATCGTCAATGATCTTCCTGAAAACATTCAGCTGCTCAACAGCATCCGGAGATAATGGGATTGGATCGTTGTTAGTCTGTGCTTCAGCAATGATAACATAATAGGTATTTCCCCCTTTCTTCTCACGCTTAGTCGTAAGCTTGATATTGTAACTCAACATAGGCTTACGTTGCTTGGTGAACACATCAACAGCCTCACTCAGCGGCATAAAGCTACTGCCGCTTCCACGGATGAATACAGGAACATTAGTTACGGCAACATTTGTACCATCCTTGGTCTTGGCATTGGCTGAGACTAGACCATACAGATTGATGTAGCAACGAATCTGTTTCTGCTTAAGCTTTTCAGCTTCGGTGAGTTCATTCAGTTTACTCTTATCAACCTTACCACAACGAATGTTACCAGATGTGTCTGGCATTTCTTCACTTAGATTCGAAACGATTGTGGTACGTGGATCATATCGGTTGTTCTTGGCATTGTACACACCATACCAGAATCCCCGAACAAATGGACGAATACTGACCGAGTCAGCATAGACTACAGAGACTCGATCAGCTGGATTGGGGAGCACGAAAGTGCCTACTGGCAGGCGGTTCTTGGCATCATCCTCCAGTTCCGTATTGATACGGATACGGAACAAACCCTCTGTGCTGGTTTTTTGGCCTGACAGAGCCATAATCTCTTCATTTGATAGCATTTGTGTTTGAGTCATAGATTATATTTCTCCTTAGTTGATAGAGTTGTATTATGTATTTTCCGAAAAGTCAAGTAAAATCTACCTGCCACATGCATTTTTGTTAAACGGTGTGATATTAATACAACAACTGGAACACTGCTTCAGTCCCCAGTATATATAATAATACCAAGGTAATCACGATACCACTAAATATATTACCGATCATTCATAAATGTCCTATTTTTATGTTTTTTAATTTTAATATTTGGATAATTCACCATACATAAATACATCAATATGCTTTGTAATTCAAATAGTTCAGATATATATAAATACTTAGGCATATTCTTAGTATTATATAATGCTTGATAATCATCTAACAAATATTTAAGCAATGATTCACATCGAATAAACTCATGGTTTATTGTACAATCTTCTTCAAATTTATCAACTATATTTAAGTTTTTAAAATCTTCACTCATAATTTCTTTAATTCCAGCCAATTCTCCCCTATCTTTAATTCAATAGATAGTGGAACAGTAAGTTTATAGTTATACCGTCTAACAAGTTCTTCTTTAACTCCAAGCATTCCTTGAGTAAAGATCTCAATCATAACTTGTTCTTCACCAGGAAATACATCAGCAATATTAGAATCATGTACTTCGTTTATTAACAGTGACTTAACTTTCTTTTCAATCATAAGCTTATAAATAAGTATTGATGATATAGGGACAATATCTCCGGTAGCAAATCCTTGTACCGGATAGTTCTTTATTTTTGTTGCGAATGTAGCCGAACCATTTCGCATCCACTGTGCATTAGGAAATGCGTATTCCCTTCCGGTAGGTATTCGAATTACTTTATTCGTTACTGCCTCATTCTGTAATTTAACATGATATGCCGAAATACCCGAATACTTTTTTAAAAAGAAAGAATAATATGCTTGTTGCTTATCTGTTCCAGTCTGTCCGCCATATAAAGGTTTGAACGTATCAGGTTTAGCATCCTGCCTGGAACATCCTAGTATATTAGCTGTTTGGGCATGTATGTCAACCCCATCTACAATATCCTGATAGGCTACCTTGCAGTCAGAAAGTTCTGCAGCAACCCTAAACTCAAGCTGTGAATAATCTCCTTCTAAGATATGGCCACCGTCAAACCTGGACACTACAACCTTCCTTAATGGGAACTTATCCCCTCTAGGTTGGTTCTGGAAGTTTGGATTTCTGGATGAAAGCCGACCTGTGGCTGTAGCACACTGCATGAAGCTGGGATGCAGAATACTGCTATTGTCTACTTTACTTAAAGCCCTAATAAATGTGTCTAGATACGTGCTTAATTTATTTCTTCGGATCAGCAGATCAATAACAGCAGCAGCCTTAGTTGTCACTCTATTTTTCAGTATACTTAAAGTATATCCGTCAGTAACAAACCCACCGTCCGCTGTATCCTCGTAGGACGCAGGAACAGCTTTAAGGCCAGCTACCATAGGAAGACTCTTATACGTGAACCCACGGCCCCCGCAGGCCCTACAGACGGTCGATTTTTTGAAGGGGTTCCCATCCTTCTTAATCTTGTAAAAGAACCCTAGTCCGTTACATGTGGTACAATGTACAGCTTCAGTTTTGTAGACAACCTCCGTCTGTTCACGTACTACTTTAATAAAATTCAAATTATCCATTTTTGTCTTATACTTAGACTTTACTATTGATCCTCTGAGTTCACTTCCTATGTTAAATGTCTCTCGCCACTTGGCCTTATCTTTTACCTTACGAGAGTATATTAATAAAGATAGTTGTTCAGGACTATTCAAATTGATCGGGGTAGCCCCCATCACCTGCTGAATAATTTTCTTAAGATTAGCCTCTATCTCATTGTATTCAATGGTATATTGCTGTTCTAAAGCTTTGAGAATATTCGTGTCAATCTTAATGCCATTACGTTCCATGGCAATCAATGGCCAAATAAAGTCCATCGACATGTGAACTGTGGGCTTTAAGATATTGTCTTCTTTGCTCAGGCGTTCTTCTTGTTGTAGGAATATTTTACCGGTTTGGCTAACATCTTGACGCCCATACGTTTCAATAATAGTGGGCGGAATATCCTCGAACGATATGTTCTGGCGTAGATATTCTTCAATATTTTTATCTTTACCCTCAAACCCATACGTTTTGGCTACATTATTAAGATTAAAACTAGGTTTGAGTCCACGAGCAAATACATACTCGCACACCATAGTGTCCCATAATAAGCCAGAGTATTTAAACCCACACTCCAAGAGCCATTCTAGATCAAACTTAATATTGTGACCAATCAGAAGTGTGGTCTGATCCAAGATGATTTGTAATTCATTAAAATTTTGTTTTAATGGTATATCTGAAAGTTGATTATGAGCAAAGAACAGGTAGTTGGATTTACCGGTCGAAGTGTTATAACCCAAAGAGACTAGTTTATTCTTATTATTAAACGGGGAGGGATCTTTCTTCCCGTCGACTACCTGATAGCTGGTCTCACAGTCAATTACTGTCTGCATCACTTAGTACCATTAGCCACCGATTTAGCCATTCCTAGATCAGCAACTACTTTATCTTTATGCCCCATATTCCCATGCAGTAAATATGCAGGATGAAATGTTGCGATCAATGGGATGTTATTCCACAATAAACTAATTCCTCGTGCTGTTGATATATCAGACCGTCCGGTAAAAGCCCATAATGGGATGGCTCCTAATGCGATGATAACAGCAGGATTAATTTCAGTTAATTCTCGATGTAACATAGTTAGATACTTATTGTACTGTTTGTCTAAATAAAATGTTTTAAATGGAGTACCATAAGTATGTAGATCTTCATTTTCAACAACCAGTTGACGACGGGATATAAAGAACTTATCAATTTTGTTATTCTCTGGTCGCTCCTTAAACACGTTAGTTATGTAACACTCGTCTCTATCAATGGTGGCATCTTTCAGAAGCCTATTAAGCAACTTACCAGCACGACCAACGAATGGTTCATTAAGTTCTTCTTCTAGTTGTCCTGGAGCTTCCCCTACTAAAGCAATCTTACAGTTTTGTATGCTAAGATTGATTGGGAACTTGCTCGGCACTTGCTGCTTTTTCTTCTTCATTGATCATGCCTCCTGTTAATATTTCTCCATAATCATTTTCATCTTGGAATTCAACAATTTCATTATTCATCTCCGGATCTACATGCATCCGTACCTTAGCTGCCCCATAGGCTTTAGCAAGAGTTTCATCTAAAGTAAGTTTATATCTGTGTTTATATTTATTTACTCTGGATATAAATGTTGGATGCGGACCATAGCTTGATAAACAAAGCTTCTTGTCATTCCAGTCTTGCATCCCCTCTGGAGAACCGTATAAATCACCATATTTATCTATATAGAACTGACAGACAGTAAAGTCAAATCGCTTGATAAGATTTTCTGGATTATCTGTTGTAAATGTCTTAATAAGAGATATTACATGATCGTTATGGTAAAGTTTAACATTAAAGGCTGGAACTCTAAGATAAAAATTATAAGCATTTAATGTTTTATACATTGTCATACATAAACAACCATTATTACCAAATATATACGAGAATATAATATCCATTCTGACATGGTCATTTTCAGCCGTACACCGATGAAAAATAACATCCAGTCGATTAATAAAGCTGTTGAGTCTTGCAGCCTCAGTCTTATTATCAAAAAATACATCAATATCATGCGATAAGAAATTACTTGTAGTACCGTTTGATATTCTTTTTTTTATGAAATTATCGTAGACGTTTAATGGGAAACCACCGGCAATCCAAAACTTACATCTAGAATGTTTGTTAAGAAAGAACAACAGTGCATCCAATACTATATAATGCCCAACAACATTACTAACTTTCGTTAGTGTAATATCTTGAGATTGACCCATTGAATAACACCTGTCTGGCACCATGCCAACCGTTAATCTTATTCTTAGAGATATAAATATGTCTTATAGTCTCAGCATCAATAGCTGGATTATGACCAACACCAATAATCAAGTCAGCCTCACCAGCCTTGCCGGTCTTAGAATTATCCAACATGGCATACGTCAAATCACGCTTACCTTCAGCATCATATGATGCCTGAGACACAGCAATAACCAAGCAATTATGCCGCTTGGCTATCTCTCTAGTTGCAGTATAAATTGCCTTTAGCTTTTCATCACTACGTGCATATGAACCTCCGATATGTACTTTATCCAGCTGATCTATGACTAGAATGTCTGGATGATTATGCCGTACATAATCATCAACATGATTCATGCTCATATCTACACTGTCTACTAGATGCAAACGGCTTGCAATAGGCGCGAACAAGGTTCTAGTCTGTTGCGTATTACCTTGAATAGTTTCAAGCGTAAGCCCTGTATAGCAGTTAATAGCTCGCATCATAGTTCGTACAGCGGGTTCTTCATTGATCAGAGCATGGATACTGGCTCCCTGATCAGCAAACCCGTTAGGTCCACTACATAAGCTGACCCAAAACGCAGTCTTACCGATTTCGGGGCGAGCAAATACAATTACCAAATTACCAGGACCAATGCCTGGGATAACCTGCTGTAACTGTGGGATATTCAGAGTATAGCGTCCTTGTAACTGCAGTGACTCAATAAGTTGATCAATATCCGTAGTTACTGGGGTAAATCTAGTATCTAGTAGATTCCCACCATTACAATTTTCTAATAAGGTTACGATGCTGTTGAAGTCATCCTCTTGCCCAGAGGCAATTCTAACAGCACGCTCGGCTATTTGTCTAGCAAATTCTCGTTTACCAAGAGTGCGGACAGCATCCCTAGCCAAATCATCATGTAAATTCTCCGTGCTGTTAATAGCATCGAATACTCGATCAATATTCCGACTCTTAGCTTCTGTTAATGTGGGATTTTCTAGTTTATAGAAATGAGCAAATTCTGTTAGATTAATATCCCTGGCGTATTTATTATAAAACTTATCTAACTCTACATACAAAGAACGCAGATCAGCTGGAAAGATATCTAATGCGATATGCTGTTTGTTCTCCAAATAGAATTGGTAGTTTAGAAATTTTTTAAACAGTTGGATTTCAAGCATTATTTATTCTCAAGCATTTCTAAGTACCACCTTTATAGCATCTTTATTATAGTACTTCAAATCTTTTTCTAGTAGCAATACAGAGGTTGGTGCGTACAAATTCAAGTCTTTTTGTAAAGCTATTGCTTTTGTCGTAGCATCCTTGTCAAGTGCAATAATAATTCGTGAATAATTTGAAATGATAGAAATGTATTCATCCGGTACTCCGGTTCCTAATAAAGCTATTCCTGTAGCAACATGACTGACTGCACAAGCGGAGAATGCGTCCTCCACTAGAACAGCCAAATCAATAGCTCCAACAACCAGGGGATAACGTCCATTTCCATAACGTAACCATTTTGGCTTAATATCGTTGAAACTTCTGCCTACAGCATCGACTGGATTCTTTAGTTCATCAGTAATTATGAATACAAGTCGATTCTGTTTAGGATCGTATTTTACTCTAACTAAGTCTTGACTATACGCTTCTATGGAGTTGAAGCGAGTAAGTAGTTTGATACAGCTTTCATTGTTAATAGCATCAATGAAATAATCAGGAATATCAAAACAAGTCTTGTCATAATCTTTTTTGTGTAGGATTGCTTTCAATGTGTCTAGAGATAGAGACTTATTTATAGCGCCAGATGAATGACAATTAGCATAATAGCAATACCAGAGATATTTACCATCAATATTGGATATCGAGAAAGTATGCTTGTGTCCACAAAATGGACAGTCAGTTCTATGAGATTCACCGGGTGCCAATTCCAGTTGCTGCAGAAAATTTACTACCTGCATTTACATAGACTCCCATTTTATGTGTATTCATATAATTCAATGCATTATGAATAAGAGCTTTCATTTCGTTTTGAATAGTAATATCAAATGTACCATAAACATTACGTTCATACAAGCTTACGGTAAAGTTAGCACATAGTTTACACAGGACAGTACTGATGATAATTGCGTTCTCTCGGCTAGCTTCAGTATTCTCGGCCGGTCCTAGGGCATTGATTTCTCCAAACAGATCCTTACAATAAACATGATCATTATCGAATGATAGTAATATCTCATAACTATTGAAAAGATCAATAAATTCCAAGGCTCCATAAATAAAAGTATAAGCTCCTAAACTAGGATCAATCGGTGCTTGTGGTAGATCTAGTTGTGGAAGCTTTTCTTTTTGGTTATTCTTATTAGCCGTACGGTTCAGCTTAGCCAGTTTTTTCAGAAGTACAAACAGCTCATTAGTAGCTGCTTCTTTTTGTTCGTAAGGGGAGGATTTCATCAACCACTGCTTGATCAGCCGCTTACGCTCATGCTTACTTGGCGTATGATCAAAGATATCTTCTAGCTCAATACAAGTACCTAGATATGAATATACTGTTGTAGGAACTGATTTTTCAACAACATGATTTACTGGCAGTTTCTCCCATTCAACATTAAGGATCGAGGGAAGTAGCATCTGCTCAGCCCATAATGTGTCTACCGTCTCGGCCGCGCTATGTTGACTGCTATAACCAATAGATACATTACTACATTCTGGAATGTATTTAGTGTAGTTGGCAGTATCTGTATACATACCCTGTACATCGCCTTCAAACATCAACTTCTTAGGTCCACGTGTGCATAGCTGCTTAGCTAGTTCCTCAGTGAACGTTTTAGATGCACAGCGTCTGCCCCGCTGATGAGCGATAACATCAGTATACCCTTGACGATCAAACGCTATAGCTCGTTTGTATCCAGCAAATAGATCACTAGATTTTTCTGCAATATAGCGTGAGCCGATGCATCCCCGCTCTTCTCCAATATGGAATATATAGAGACCGGAAATGCCATTTTCAATCATCTTAGACAAGATGAATACACCGATCTTGTCATCCCCACCTAAGACAGAGCCTGTATAGGTATTAGGTTTCTTACCGTTACGTTTAGCTTTGACAAGGTAACGATCTACTAGTGGGCATTTCTCATTCTTAAATATCAGTGTTGTCTTATCTGTTTGTGTAACTGGATGAGCAGTATCCATATGACAACTAAAGATTGTGTTGGAATTTTTCTTATTCCCTACACGTATAATGATATTGCCCAGCTCATCCTTCTTCCAGTAATTTACATTCTTGTGGCTAGTAGGAAGATACTTATGGATTAAATCCTCATGCCCATGCGGAGTTGGCTGGGATAATAGATCGTATAATAACGGGTTCATGAACCCACCATCCCGATCAATGATGGTTGCCGTTTCTTCTAATGGTGTATCTTCAGAATACGGGTTTGGATATGTTATTATAGCTTTGTGATTGGAAATAGGAATATAACCATCGCCACAAAACATATTATAATAGTTGTCAGTCATTTTCAAATTTTCCATAATGGTCTAGGCAGCATTCATTCGTATTTGTGGTTCGGCAACTAATGTATTAACATCATTGAAGTATGATATACTGATATCAAACTTCTTTGTTATGAATTTGTTCTTTGGCTTGCTTAATATAAACAGATTATATTTTATAGTACTCAGACTGTCCTGGTAATTGGTAAGTACATACTCTTTCCGTATCTTAGCTTCAACAGCAGGATCTAAGATCATGAAACAGAATCTAATGTTATATGCTTCGCTATCCCAAATAAAACCAGGATATTTTGTGTAGTCAATCTCAGGATACGTCAAAGGTCCTCGCTGACTAGTCAAGAATTTGTCTGTTAAAAACTTGACCCCCGGAGTCTTATCGAACATAACCTTCAGAATATACTGGTAGTTGTCCTCTGTTACAATAATCCAACCGGTCCATCGAATGTATGTTGAAATGTTAACATAGTATCTGCCTGTACAATCTCTGACAGCATCAGGAAATATCTGTTGTATATTCATAGTTTTAATAACATTTTCACCATTTATGGATCTTACAGCAACAGCTCGTCTGTCATGAGTATGGGGAGTGTTATTATTATCTGAATAGATGTGATTAGTACATATTCTTTCAGAAGAATTGTATAACTTAGTTCCTTCATCTAGATCCAAGTCTTTCGAACAAAGGACACAAGATTGTGCCTTACGGGATACTCGAAAGATACCATCTGCGGTGCCACCATATCTATGAATTGGATTAGTAATTTCGGCATTCTCTCTAGCCAATTCTTCGGTTACATCATCGACATTACTGTAGTTCATGAATACACGTATAGTTTTATCTTTTAAATTAGGAACGCCATAGAAATGTCTAGCAGCATTATCTAAATACGGCATCTGAGCATAGATATTATCTTCATATTCATAGAGTTTGGCTGTCCACGATGCTTGCTTCTTAAACATACCCTCAGTAAGTGGAGTGTAACCAGCTTTAGCTAAAGCTATAATGAAAGCTGCCCTCCAAGTATCTCGTTCAGAGTAGACTCGTCCAAATGCCTTTTTGGTTCCATCCAAATAGGTGATTGTGCGAGCAACCACCATGTTACCAATAGTTGAATAGACACCTTTAACAATACCACTGTTTACGAATACAGCAGTAGGATGTGTCTTGTAGTTCTTATTCAGAAAGTTCCAACTTCTGCCTTTGTCAATAGTCATACAACTATTTGGACCATTTGAACTATACATGTTCACGTAGTCTTCGTCTAGTTCACAGAACTTCAATACAAGGGGTTTAAATTGTTCTACCCAGCCAGATGAAATATCTCTAATCCCATCATCTGAGACTCCATGAATTTTTTGATAGTTACTATATGTACTTAGTACACGACCAACAGTTGTAATCTGCATTTTGAACAGAAATTTCATCATATTATGATACGACGAATATCGTCGCATCTCAATGGAGTCGGACTTGAGGTAATTCTTCTCAATTAAGGTCATTATATCTGGTGATATTATCTTTTTAAGAATTTCAATAACCCCAGCATCCTCCGTTGGAATTTGTAGCCCGCCGTGCAGAGCATAGTAGTTCATTTTTAGATTAGGAAACACCACTGCTTTAACTTCGTCGTTCTCATCAAGATAACGAATAAATAGTGAACCTTCAATTTCCTTGACGGTTAGACCAGGAAGAGTGAGATTGTGCTTAAAAATAGCAGTTAATATTATTAACTTCTTGAGAATGGCTCGGCAGAGCTTTGCAAAGTTATTATCAATCTGGCAAGAATCCAGTTTAAGTTCTACACGTAACTTCTGGGCTTCTTCAGGAACGAAGAATTTCTCTAGAATTTCGATAAACAGCTCGTTGACTGGTGTTCGTTCTCGTTTCGTTCTCAGATATTCATGAAACCGCTTACGACACGCAATAACATCAGTTTTGGGTAGAGATAATAACATAGTACAAACCTGTTTCTAATGAACGGAGATAACGTACTACTTTATTTCTATTGAATGGATACCAATAGAGAAATTCAGATTGAGTCATTTTCTTGTAATACATGGGAGATAGGGAGGAGCTTTAAACTCCTCCCTACACCTACCTAGTTACTGTTCATTTTTCAGCAAATTCACAACAAGCTTTGCATAACCAACAATAAAAACCTCACGTTCCTCATTGTTAGTTATGGCATGATTACCACTTGAATCAAGTGGTACTGAAAAAGGACGACCGTCCTGCTCAAAGCCGAGATGTAAATAAAGTCGTCCGCTATTTCGCCCTTGGAAGACTTCACCTACTTCGACGGCATCGCGAGTCACGCAATCTCCACACTCTTTTCCATCTACAGTAAGTGTTTGCTTGTCAGGACAGAGAGTAATGTTCCAGGTAAACGTACCAAGAACATCCACTGGATAATCCTTACTGGACCAACTTATGCATTCATCATTCAGGTTGAATGAATAGTTGCACGAGTTGTTGCCAACAGCAGCACGAATGATATTCTTCTTGCTATCCTTACGACGGAACACAGTTCCAACCGGAATAGCTGAACGCATAACATCACCATTACTGATTGGCTTCACGTCATCAAATATAACCATACCCATAGTACAAGTCCTTTTCTATTATAATAGAATCATTTCAAAACCTTCATAAGTACTTACGAAGGCGCTTTCAAGTCCTGCCAGTTTCATGATGGCACGACAAGCTTCACATGGGTGCGCAGGGGCTATATGACCATTACGCATTAACCTCACGGTGTATAACGATAAGTTCTCACATTTTTTTATACCCTGGGCGAAAATGGCAGCGGATTCTGCATGTAGATAAGGATAATCAGTAAACTTTATAAGCAATGGATGAGTTTTATATGAATTATGTCTAGCGGTGTAAAGCCTTCGCTTATTCGTCAATACAGATCCTAACCGGTAAGTGTTCTTATTACGCCCTCCTACTCCCGGACTGTTTAAAGCAACGCTAACAGCAGTTGCCCACCAAGCATGATCTGTTCGGTTACTCCGAGAGATTAGCTCTGCGTAGTGCATTTGTCACCTTATTAGTGATATTGCAAGAGTAGGAGGTGGTAGTGCCAGAGTATCCATAGAGTAAGCGTCTTGTAAAATAGTTGATAAGCAAGCTTCTTATTTTATAACTTGTTCCTAGAAAAGTTTCTCTAATAATTCCCGATATATTATATCTAGTATCCAATATTTCTTTTCTGTAGAACCAGTTTTTTCTTATGGTTTGATATGGTTCTTTATACATAATATCATTATTAAATATCCCAATCATGGTACTTAATGACATTGGGGGAAATTCACTAGTGCCGACAGGCGGCCAAGATCTAAAAGAATGGAATAGATGTGCATTTTCTCGTGTATATGTTATAAGCTCATCAGAAGTAATTGGATTATCTTGTTCTAGTATAACTTCATGCCATAGGCTAAATGGAATTATATGCTCTTGTCCAACTTTCTGTTTCAACTTACGAATTTTGATTTTAGTAGGACTATTATTCACGCTATATGGTATTTGACCAACAGGAACATACGGTTTACTGCGTCTGCTTAGTTCAGGCACATTGTCAACTAGGCACAATTCATAGGAAGAAAACAGCCTATTTAAAGGGATCGTAGGAACGGCTAGTTGCATGATATTTTACCTTGGGTTTATGCTTGCTTATATTCAGATAATTAAGCAAAAATAAGCTAGCAAGATGATCGAGATAATAATACGTGTTGTTTACAATCTTAACTGTTTTAGCAGAAAAAGGTAAACCTCCTATAAACTCGTTCCATAACTTCTTTGGAATACAGGAAAATACTGATTGTTCATCTGTTACAAACATCATTATTTGATCTGTATTTGGAGATAATTTGATCATTAAATCCTCGTGAATAGTTGGGGGGGAACCTAAGCTCCCCCCCAATATTACATTAGGCTGCTTGCTCCTTAGCAACTTCTGCAACCTGAACAATAATATTCTCAAGCTCCTTCAGAGCTTTCTTCTCCATTTTAAGTTGAGCCTTAAGTCCAGCAATCAATTGGACTTTTGCAATTCGTGTGGCTTCTGTTGGAACAACCAACATGCCAGCACGAATGTATTCTCTAATTTTACTCGCAGTCATATTATTACCTCTATGCAATATCATGATCGTGCTTTTCAAGATAATCCTGGGGAATAGCAAGTTCCCACTTCATACGACTAAGAGCACGGTTGAATGCGAACGGATCAGATCTGTTATTAGGATGTTGTGCATACTTACGTGCAGCCTTAATCATATCTTCAGTAATATTCTTCATATTAGTTTTCCATTTCTTTTTTCATTGTGATTACATTATAGCACCAATCGTTTCTTATGTCAAGGAAAAGTATCTACATATCATGCATAATGCGGTCATCATCGTTTATCTTCATGTATTCGTCATGTGTTGGAAGACTGTTAAAATCAACATCCGGGTGTGCCAGGATCTGAATCCCGTATTCCACGAACATGGGGTCACCTTCTCTCTGCACAATGTCCTCGTAGAGTAAGGCAGACATCTTTAGGGCTTCTTCCTGGGTTTTGTGGACAGTACAGTGAGTGAACCCACCCTTGTTGGTGATTTGATGCCCGAACTTGCGGAGGATTCTGTTCCAGTACATGTTATCGATAGCGGCCAGATAAGCAACACGATATTCATTGTCCAGCGTATGCAAAATGTAGATGCCATTGTCTGCAGACATTTTATTCTCCTAGTGCTTATTGTTGTTGGTGGCAGCGATGATAGTGGGAGTGGTCGCAGGGGTAGAACCTGAATTCATATTCCCAAGCATGGCGAGATGATCCTGTAGTTCCAGGAAGTTTGCACATGCCATGCGAATGAATTGAGAACGATTGATGTGGGGAAATGCGTCGATTTCATAATTCTTCTTATGTGCATTGATATGCATGACATGGCGATCAATTTTGGCAAGTAGTTCACGATGCATACCAAGACTGATGATCTCTTGGTTTTCCATCGATGCTTGCCATGTCCGATGGGTGTCACGCGCCCTTCGTAAGGTGCGAGCCTTGGGCATTTTTTACTCCATTTTCGTATGTTATGGTTAGATAATTCATCATTTATCTCTAGTTTGTTCTTCTTTCTGTCGCTCATAGTCACGCCATGCATCTTCTTGGGCTGTTTTCCAACCTTTAAGCCACTCATCATGTTGAAACTTGTGAGTGGTATGTGAATATGGATTAATAGCTAATCCATTAAAGAAATCTTTATAACCAATCTTGAAAAAAGAAATTATTTTATTCATATTATGACCTATTGTTGAACTGTTAATACTCTAGTGATGTTGCTCTGAATGTTTTAATCGCTAACATATTCAGTTGTGAAATCCTCGTGTGTTGCTTGTTTATATCTCAACCGCTCAAATATCCTGACCAGTTTAGTTTCAAAATCAACCATATACTGGATGTGATTGTTGCTTGCATAGTCATAGCCATCTGATTCAAAATATGAATGGTTCAATTCGTACATCATATTTCTACCATAACGACCAGTGACATCACGTACAGCATTACCCAGTATTACAAGTATGGTATAGTCAATTAGATATGCTTCCTTATGTTTATACTCTAAATTTGCTTCTTCAATAAGATCAGAATATTCATGACCCAATGTAAGATATATGACGTCATTTAAGGGATCAGCCGGGTTAGACTTGTCTGTATCTGTCGGGGTATAAAGTTTGCTCATGTTAGTTCCCAATCAAACAGAATGCAAGGTCTATATATCTGGAGTTAGGTAACGTAAATAGACGAGTAAACTCTAAATCCATAATAATCCCTTCAATCCACAACCGCAGTATAGTCATGCTATATGGATGTAAAGGTATCAAATCACTAGATATATGGCAGTTGTTGATGATCATTGTCAATCCTGCTGTAATGGTTTGGTAGGCGCCGTGGGGATCGAACCCACCCGTCTACGGTTATCTGCCGCCCCTGTTTATAAGACAGAGCCGCTCACCAGAGCCGACGCCCTAAACCTATTTTTATTTTGCAACAACCAACAACCAACAACCAACAACCAATAATTTTCGCGTGATAGTTTGGTTCCGATCCCGGATGTTGGGCAGGCCCAGCTTCTTGATCAGGATGTTATTCATGGCGCAATCCTCAAAATTGCCCAAGCTAGCACCGGTAGGGTGCAGCCAATGATGATCGCCGCGATGTAACCCAAGGCGTCATAAAGGATGCTGAATTCCCTGTGGCGTTCTAGGGCGCGTTGATATTTCATGCGCAGCATTCTCCGCTTGTAACGCTTTCGTTCAGCATCGGTTCTCTGATCGTGCGAATCCTTTGAATAGGTCATGATTCACCTTCTCCATATGGCGTGCTGATGGCCCTGCTCGGCCGCCAGCCGGAACCATTTCATGGCCTCGGCATCGTCCTCGGGAACACCCTCGCCGTAGTCGTACATAACGCCGAGGTTGTACTGCGCCTCCGCATGGCCCTGCTCGGCGAGCGATCGCAGCATAAATTGCGACCACGCATCGCCCTGCTTGGCCGCACGCCGTAACCACGTCGCGGCCTTAGCTGTCAGCTTTTGCTGAGGATGCCTTTTGGTTTTCATTGCATTCTCCATCGTTATCAGGGACGTACTGATTTAAGTAACTATAGAGCGAAAGGATCGTGGCCTTTTGGTTGTATATGGCTTGCCGATGGCCCAGCTTGGCTGCGCGACGGTACCACTTCGCGGCCTCGGCATCGTCCCGGGGAACACCCTCGCCGTTAGCGTACATCCAGCCGAGGTTGAACTGCGCCTCTGCAAAGCCCCGATTGGCTAGCGATCGCAACTGAGATAGCGCCTGCGCAGAATAGATCTTAGCCTCATAATCGGCATCACGCTGTTGGCCCTGCTCGGCTGCAAGCCGGTACCACTTCACGGCCTCGACATCGTCTCGGGGAACACCCAGGCCGTTGTCGTACATCTTGCCGAGGTTGTACTGCGCTGCCGCAAGGCCCTGCTTGGCCGCCAGTCGGTACCACTTGACGGCATCGGCATCGTCCTCAAGAACACCCTGGCCGACGAAGTACATCCAGCCGAGGTAGCACTGCGCCTTCGCATAGCCCTGCTCGGCTGCCAGTCGGAACCACTTGGCGGCCTCGACAAAGTCCTGGGGAACACCCCGGCTCTCGGCGTACATAAGGCCGATGGTGTACTGCGCCCCCGCATAGCCCTGATTGGCTAGCGATCGCATTCTAGCTGTCAGCCATTCTTCAGTTTTCCCCGTGATCAGCATGTCCTCCATTGCATTCACCATCTGTTAATTGGATTTACCAGTATGTTAATTGTAGCACATTTCAATAGTTATGTCAAATTAGACGGTATGGACTTGGAAGTCTCGCCACGACAACCAACAACCAACAACCAACAACCAACAACCAACAACCATAGAATAAAATTCGATACTTCTGGAAATATCGAATTGTGATAGAAAATTATTCGATACTTCTAGAAATATCGAACAATCGGGGCAGAAAAGCGCGCGCTCGTAGGCGCGCGCCAGTGGTGAATGTCGTTTATTTGGCGTCTGGTCGCCTACTCGGCCAACAACCAACAACCAACAACCAACAACCAACAACCAACAACCAAATAATAAAATTTGATGATAGTTCGATTTGTGATAGAAGATTGTTTCATATTTCTACAAATATCGAACAATCGGGGCAAAAAAAGTGGCGCGCGCCCGTAGGCGCGCGCCAAGGGTGAGTGCGGGCGGCCTACTTCGACGTGGCCGCGAGCTTCGCTTCAAGCGCAGTACGCAACGTGTACTCCGCCTCATAATCGGCATCACGCTGTTTCCAAAGGGCTGTCATCTCTGCGAGCTGGCCTTGCAACACGTCAGCCCGGTCGAGTGGCAAGATCATGCAGAGCCAGTCCCGCAGCCGTACGAGGCGTTCAATGTCGGCCTCACTGAAGGCACCCTTGGGCGTCGGGGTCAGGACTACCTTGTCGCCCAGTTCATCGCGTGAGTTGGCAACAACTTCGAAGAACGCCTGAAGTAGCATGCTTCGACTGACCTGACGTAGGGCTTGAAGGCCAAGGTCGCGGGCGGACGTGTTGGCTGCCTTCGCGGTGCGGCGGTGGCCTTGGAACGTGTCCCTGTATACACGGTCAAGGTCTGCCGCGCGACACACAACTGCCCGCGCGTTCGTATTGTCTACCCACTCTTCGCCGCACCGAATGCGCGGCTCAGCAACGTTGCCCGGCATCATTGCAACGACAGCGCCGGCATCATTGCGGAAGATGGTGCACTGCCTGTTTGGCGCTTCCAGCACCAGCCGGGCGTAGCGGATGGCATTAGAGGCAGAGTAGCGGAATGTTTCGGGTGCCGCCGGCAGCGCGCCGGGCTTGCGCGCAGCCCTTCGATTTTGGCTCACGCCGGCCATCTCGCAAAGCATGGTCATGGCTTCGTGTTCGATCACCGTGGTGCGACCCTGAGCTGTATACAGCTCGATTAGGGCGAGTGCGAGTGCAATCTTGCGGGTTTCGGTCTTGGTCGACGTGGCCAGGAGGGCGAGAGCCGCAGATTTGACTGCTTCGTGCGCGGCTTCGAGTGCTGCCGCCTTCTCGACATCAGCAAGCGGAGTTGGGGCTACTGCCTTCTTCGCTTCAACGGCAGGCTTCTGCGTAGCTTCGAACGCGGCAACGGTTGCCTTTGTCGTCTTCTTTGTGATCTTCGACATCTGTATACACTCCATTAGGTTACCTAGATAACGGTGCGCTATCTAGCATCCCAATTCTACCATGACCCCACTCGCCAAGTCAAGCGAGGAAATTTACCGTACAGTGTAACAGTTTGTTCATGGTGGGTTGTATACAGGTCTGGTTAGGTTATGTGGTTTCACGTAAAAGGTTGTATACGGTCCTGGGTTTACAAGGTGAGCATGGTAGGTAGGCATGCCATCTTACCCGATCCCACAATTGTATACAGCGCAGGGATCCCATGATTGTATACAGCGCGAGCCAGGGTGACCGATACAATGTATACAATGAATGCAACTCCACGGACGTGATTGTATACGACGCGTCCATTGACTGTATACAGGGCGCGTCAATTGACTGTATACAGACCGGTCCCAGCAACCACCACCGACCCCTTGCCGGAGCCACCCACCCCCTGCAAATGCATATGCACATACTTGCCAGAAAACCCATAAAAGACATTGAAACCACTTTAAACCGCATACCGAAATATACCCCCAGGGAACAGTTTAATAGCCTAAAGGTCCACCATCATGTATGTCCATCATATAGCACCTGAAGTGCCTACCTTAAGGTATACTATAAAGAAAGTCTTATTCAGAATATAAAAAAAAATCCCTATTATTGCTAACAGGGACTAAAACCTTACTAATAGTAGAAACTAAATTGTAACCACATACATATAATACATATCACCCTTGGTGATAATTTGAAAGACTATGTCTTTAGTATAACAATGAATGTGGTTTCTGTCAATAAAAAAATACATCGGGGTTTAAATTAGTTATATCGGTGTGACATTTTTATCACACATATTACCGATAAAGCCAGTAAACCCCCTTTATTCGTCCCGCAGTTAAAAAAATTCAATATAATATACGATTTTACTTGACAAGATAATATTTTAATGTTATACTATATAGGTCTCCACGAAACATGGGAAAATCTCCATGAATACAGATAATAAATATAAGGTTTCCAAAAAGCAATGGAATGAATGGTCACCTTTATGTAAGCATGTATTTAATGAAATATATGCGGTAATGGAAGATCAAGATATGTTCATAAATCCTGAAACTACCCCTATGATGAATAAAGACTGGCTTACAATACGTTGGAACGTTGCACAAACCATAGCAAAGATCATAACTGAAAGTAATAGCTCTCTCATCTCTTGGATAACCTCTGAAGAATATGAAACTGATTAAACTCAATATATGGTGAATGCAATGCAATACAAAACAATACGACTAATTGCTTCTCTAACAGATAGCTTCAGTGCCTACAAAATCAACTGGAAAAAGGTTCAGTTTTGGGCCATTATAGTTGCCATAACAGTATTTATTAGCGCTGCAGAAATATGGCTGATCAATTTAGTTACATAAATGGTAACTGAATAGTTGCTCTAAAATTCCAATGAAGCACACATATAACTATGATAAAAGACGCTTTACGGACGAGGAGGAACTTTTTCTAGAAACTCGAATTGAAGCTCTCCAATTAGCCAGACCGATAAAGAAACAGAAGTTCAAAACTCATAAGAAAAAAAATAAACAAGATTGGATAAATGAGGCTTATATAGATGAATAGACTTGGATTGGTGCTGAACAGTATACTGGTTACATTGTCTGTATTGTTTACCAGTGCCTGCGTAGCCTATCTACAGTATGACAGCTTTCCCCAATCCATTGTTAAAATATTCCAGCAAGATAAGCCCGGCCATGGTACTGGGTTCCTGATTGACTACAATGACCGTCAAATCGTAATGTCAGCTGAACATGTACTAAAAAACGGTAAGTTTATTGTTAATGGTCATAATCTAGTCGATATAGTTATTTCTGAGAATCTTGATACTGGATTTGCCTATATAAACACATCTTCGAGTATCGGACCGTCACTTCCTATCCGTTGTTCGGAAGTTACTCTTGGTGAGGAAATTATTGCCGTAGGCTATCCACTTGAGTTTCCTTTGGTATTCTCCTGGGGCCATGTTATTGCTGTAAACTATAAGGATGAGGATGGTAAGGGTTTTCTAGCCGATATAACTATTAATATGGGCCAGTCAGGCGGTCCAGTATTTGATACTGATGGTAAGGTAGTTGGGGTTATTTCAGCCTATGCCTTACGTCCCACGATTGGTTTTGGTGGCTATAGTAGAGTCTATGAATCAGCAGATATTGCTTTGATCGTACCGATGTCTGAAATCTGTAAGGAATTTAACCTTGAGTAACTATTGTGAATGTGAACGTTGTCCGAATTGTGGAAAACTTATAACTAATGCAAAAAAAGAAGCTGAAAAGCATTTCAAAAAACCCCCATATTGGAATCTTCCAACCGGACCATTTTCTTTTATAGATCCACAAGTTTTAATTACCTCTGTATCTTCTTCTATTACTAATAACGTTTCGAAAAAATATTAGAAAGGTTGTTAATGCCTAGAAATTATAAACGCGAATACGTCAACTACCACGGTAAGTCATCACAGATCAAGCGACGCTCTTCCAGGAACAAGGCTCGTAGAACCCTTATGAAGACAGGAGTAGTTCGTAAAGGTGATGGCAAGGATGTGGATCATAGGGATTCAAATCCTATGAACAATAAACGAAAGAACTTACGGGTTACTACTAAAAGTAAGAATCGTTCATTCGCTCGTACTAAAAAAGCAAGAGAAAAGAAAACCGGAAAACGCTAATGACCAGTCAACCAAGAATCTTAACTGATAATCAGAAGCTATTCCTGTCTGTACTATTTGATGAAGCTGGTGGTGACCTGAAGAAAGCGAAGGAGCTAGCCGGCTATTCACCGGAAACCCGTGTATCAGAGGTTACTCGTAGTATCCGTGATGAAATCATTGAACTGAGCAAACAGATGCTAGCAGTCAATTCAGTTAAAGCTGCTAAGGCCATCATTGAAACGATTGATCTGGACTCTGATGTAGAACCTGGTACTCTTGCTCGGGCTAAAGCTCGTAAGGAAGCTGCCGAGAGTATTCTTGATCGTGTCGGAGTAGGTAAGAAAGATACATTAGATGTCAATGCCAGCGGTGTCGGAAACATCTTTATCCTCCCATCAAAAAATAAAACGTAAAGCAAGACAGATCCCTTACGGATATCGTATCGATCCACAAAATGAGAAATCACTTCTCCCTGTGGATATTGAATTAGAAGCTCTAGCCAAGGCTAAAGAATTTCTAAAAGTTTCATCATATCAACAGGTTTGTGATTGGATGTTTAAAGTTACTGGCCGGCCTATATCAGGTCCAGGTTTAAGAAAAGTATTTAAACGAGGATACTAACATGCCTTTGGATAACGGTGCTGATGCTTCTTGATGATGTAGCGCCCCCTTCGACTAAGAAAGAAACTGCTCAAGCTAGGGGTCAAATTGACGGGGATAAGATCGCCCAAGTAGATCTTAAAAGAGCAGTTCGTTCTGGTCAGGATGCTATCTATAAACAGCGTACTAAAGAAACGGCTATTAGGAAGAACTTTGAAAAAGTTGATAATAACCTTCGAGCCCATCGTAATAAACGCAAAGAGAAGGAAGAAGTATTAAATACGCTTCGACAAATTATATCTGGCCAAAAGCCAGTCATAGTCGAGCAGGATATTCTTGACAGAGCAACTCCTACAATTAAGGAGTTTCTAGAAAATCAAGAGATCATTTTCAAACCTACTGCCCAACAGACGGAATTTCTGGCAGCAGCAGAGAAAGAAGTATTTTATGGTGGTGCTAGAGGCGGTGGTAAATCCTATGCTATTCTTGTAGATCCTCTACGGTATTGCGATCGTCGTTCACATCGTGCCTTGATTCTACGCAGAACAATGCCAGAACTACGCGACATGATTAGCCACAGTCAACATCTTTATGGAAGAGCTTTCCCCGGTGCGAAATGGAGAGAACAAGAAAAGGAATGGAAATTCCCTAGTGGAGCTAGAATCGAATTCGGTTATGCTGAAAATCTCCAGGACGCCCTCCGATATCAAGGCCAATCATATACATGGATTGGCGTAGATGAATTACCGCAATATCCTGATGCCAGCGTTTGGAACTTCCTGAGATCATCTCTACGATCTATTGATCCGGAAATCCCTACCTATATGCGGGCTACCGGCAACCCCGGTAACATTGGATCATTGTGGGTTAAGGAAACTTTCATTAATCCGGCGCCGCCTAACACCTCATTCGTAATTGATATCGAAACTCCGTTAGGCAAAAGAAGCATAACTCGACGTTTTATTCCAGCCAAGCTGACAGATAATCCGTATCTAATGTACAGTGAAGATTATCTTATCACTTTATCTTCACTGCCAGATATTCTTCGTCAGCAATGGCTGGAAGGAAACTGGGATGTATTCGATAATGCTGCATTCCCTGAATTCGACAAATCAATACATGTAATTAATCCGTTCGAGATTCCTAGAAACTGGACAAGGTTCAGAGCCTGCGATTGGGGATATTCCAGTAATGGTTGTGTGTTGTGGTTTGTTGTAGATTTTGATGGACGCCTTATCGTTTATCGTGAACTTTACTTTAAAGGCAAGAATCCAGATCAGCTTGCAGAAATCGTACTTGGACTAGAAGAGAATGATCCAAAACCCATGAGAGGGTTCATCGATGGATCAACTGATGCAAAGCGTGGTGATCGCGGTCCTTCTATTTTTGAAACTCTAAATAGACAGGGCTGCAGATGGACAAAAGCAGATCAGAGTCCACGCAGTCGTATTAATGGTAAACTAGAGATTCATCGTCGTTTGGCTAAAACTATTCTTAACAAAAACGGTAATTACGAACCTGCGTTACAAATATTCTCAACTTGTAGGAATTTAATAAGAACTCTTCCTGCATTACCACTTGATAAGAACAATCAAGAAGATGTTGATACAAATGCGGAAGATCATGCATACGATGCACTACGCTATGGGTGCATGAGTAGACCAAGAAATCCTGCTGATATATTGGCTGATTTTGGTAAGATAACTGAAAGAACATGGCGACCAGCAGACCCAATTTTGGGTTATTAGGAGATTAATATGAAAGATTATTGTGGTAATATGGGCGGCGAACACAAGATGGCAGATCCACTAACTACCAGCATTAAACAAGGTAGCTTTAATTCAGGTGATCCATCCAAGAAGAGTTCTTCTGGTTATCTGAATGCAAAAGGTATTCTAAAGTCAGCTGACAAGTACCAGAATACCGAAACCTTCCCAATTGGAAGTGAGGGTACGAAAGATGGTCTTTCAAAGCTTGCAAACGACCATTCATTAACTAAGAATTTTTCTAAATAATGGCAATTTTTGAGTCAGATCAAACTGATGCTTTCGATGATTCTTCAGTCATAGCAGTTAAAACTTCCCTTGATGAAAGTATTTACAGCCCACTAGCTGGAACAATCCGTAAATATTTCGAAGAAGCTGCCAATGAACGCCAAACCGATGAGGATAGATGGCTACGAGCTTATCGTAATTATCGGGGTGTTTATGATGGTGGTTTTGTTGTCGAGGATTCAGAGCAATCTAAAATCTTCATCAAGATAACTAAAACTAAAGTTTTAGCTGCTTATGGTCAAATCATTGACGTACTGTTTAGCAACGACCGGTTTCCTCTAACTATTGAACCAACGAAGATTCCAGAAGGTATTGCTGAATATGCAAACGTTGATCCAGCAGCAGGCCAGAATGCCAAAGGCGGTATTCCAAACCGTGATCCTTACGGATATCCTGGCGATGGTAATGATCTGGCTCCTGGTGCTACCGCACAGTCTATCCTTGGGGGCCTAGCTAATCGGCTAGGAACAATGTTACCGTGGAAGAAAGGTCCGGCACCTACTCCACAGCATATTCAAATAGAACCTGCTCGTATCGCTGCTAAAAGCATGGAAAAGCTGATTATGGATCAGCTAGAAGAAAGTAACATCACTCGTGTACTAAGTAAAACTTGTTTTGAAATGGCAATGCTTGGTCATGGAATAGTAAAAGGTCCATTTAACTACAACAAGGTTCTGCATAAATGGACAAAGAACATGGCAGATCCAGAAGCAGCAACTGTTTATGAGCCAATTAATAAGCTAATTCCTAAGCTCGAATTTGTCAGCATTTGGGATTTTTATCCAGATCCAAGTGCTCGTAATCTTGAAGAAGCTGAATGGGTTATTCAACGTCATAGGCTAACTACATCACAACTTCGCGCCCTATTGCATCGTCCTTATTTTGATAAAGATGCTGTAGAAATGTGCATCGAAGAAGGCACCGGGTATGACAAACAAGGCTACGAAGATCAACTTCATGACGAAGAAGATATTAATGAACTGGCGAACCGGTTCGAAGTTCTAGAATTTTGGGGCATAATAGATAAGGATTTAGCTCTAGAAGCCGGACTTGATATTCCTAATTCAATGACGAATCTAGATGAGATACAAATTAATGCCTGGGTTTGTGGCAAGCGTCTAATTCGACTTGTAGCTAACCCATTCACTCCAGCACGTATTCCTTATAACTCAGCCCCGTATGAGACCAATCCCTATCGGTTTTTTGGTATCGGTGTAGCTGAAAACATGGACGACAGCCAGATGATCATGAACGGTGCCGCTCGTATGTGCATCGACAATCTAAAAATCTCCGGCAATTTAATTTTCGATGTTGATGAGCAGGCTTTAGTCCCCGGTCAGGATATGCGTATCTTTCCTGGTAAGCAATTTAGGCGTCAAGGTGGTGCTCCTGGGCAGGCAGTATTCGGTATCAAATTTCCTAATACGACTAATGAGAACATGAGTGTATTTGATCGATTTCGCCAGTTAGCTGATGAACAAACTGGTATTCCCTCATATTCGCACGGTCAGACTGGTATTAATTCTACAACTCGTACGGCATCCGGCATGTCAATGCTTATGGGTGCTGCAGCACTAAACATTAAAACTGTAATTAAGAATCTAGACGACTATATCATTCAGCCTATCGGTGAGTCACTATTTGCTTGGAATATGCAGTTCAATAAAGACCTTCCAGAAATCGTGGGTGATCTGGATATTCATGCCCGAGGTTCTGCCTCGTTAATGAAAAAAGAAATCAAGTCACAGCGGCTAATGATGTTAATGCAGGTTGGTTCTAATCCAGTTCTTGCTCCATTTGTTAAATGGGACAAGGTTCTCAAGGAAGTTGTAGCGACACTTGATCTTGATCCGGAAACAACGATTAACGATGCCAATGAGGCTAAGATATATGCTTTAATTATGGGAAATCAGAATGGAAGACAAATTGGTACACCAAGTCCGATTAGCGCTCCAGAGCCCCCAGGGGGTGAAAATCTCGGAATGGTTGCAGGAGCGTCTCCAGCAGATACATCGGGGGCTGGAGGGGGCACAATCGGAACAGGCTCTGTTCCAACTCCAGGGGAGAGCGGCTTTAGTGCGAGAACTTCTTAGTATAGGTAGTAAAAACTAATGGCAACATACGAAACACCAACTATAATCAATAGGCCGGGTTTTCAAAATTCATATAGTAGTCAATACAATATGTATGATCCTACTAAACAATTGGAAGCTTATATTGATGCCCATGGTCGTATAGCATATCGCTACAAGAATAGATCTCCTGTCTCGATAATAGCTCCCCCTCAGTTTGAATTTGGTAATCCACCAGTTTCTACTGTACCAAAATCACCTAATGATCCAGAATCTAATCTTTCTGTCAGGCCACCTAGTATCATTGAAAATCCTAACGGATTTCGCGGTTCGGACTATGGTTATGAACGTAACCGTCTAATGGATGTTGCAGCCAACATACCAGATGCTCGGTATGGGCAAACCCTTCGTGCGTTACACCAAGAAGTACCACAGGCCCGTTCAGACAGCTCTTTAATGTCTAATCTTATTGAAGGTGCTAAATATGGTAAGACCCCAGCTGGCACGGTGGCTGCAGTTGTTAGTCATATTGCTGGTGCTGGTGGCCCCATTGCAGGGTTAATAGGTACTGGTGTCAGTGCTTTGTCAAATCCCGAGGTACTGGGAACTAATCCTCAGTATGTTGCTGGGCAATGGACTGCCACACGTCCTGGTGTTTTCGTTGAGACCTTACTGAATGTCATACCAGGACTCGGCCTTATTGCAAATGCGCTCGGTAGTGCACAGGCTAAGCATATGAACAATTTATACAGCAAAGGTTTGACTATATCAGGAGAACAGTTCGGTGTATCGGGGTCTATTGGGTTTAATGTTGATTCCAGTGGTAATGTAATAGGATTAAGCGGCGCCATATATGATAATCCCGCCAGGGTTTTGGAGGCTGTAACGAGATACGCACAGAGCCTTGGTTTTAACAATTTGACGGACTATGTAAGGGCCGTACAGGCGATGCACTCTGGGCGAACCCCCGCGGAGGATGCTCGATCTCGATTGAAGCCCCAGTCTAGTCAGCCAGTACCAATCGAGTTACGTAGTCTTGGAGCGGAGGATGCTCGATCTCGATTTGGGCAAACCCTTCGTGAAGCCAAAGCGGAGCAGAGAAGGGGAGAGGTACTTTCCAGCAGTATGGCGTTACACCAAGATGGGAAGCCCCAGTATAATGGGAAGCCCCAGTATAATGTGCCGATTGAAGTTATACTAGAACAAGATAATCCAATTACTTCTTATGTAGGGGACGTCAAGCCTTCGAAGCCCCAGTCTAGTCAGCCAGTACCAATCGAGTTACGTAGTCTTGGAGCGGAGGAAGCCAAAGTATCACGGCGACAATTTGGTCGGAAGTTTGGACCGAAATCCAGCCAATCTTATGAACAGCTAAGATCTGGACTTGGGGCAGAACTAAGAGAGTTACATAAGATGCCCTCATCTCGATTTGGGCAAACCCTTCGTGCGTTACACCAAGAGAATACCTATAACAAGCAGGTTGAAGCCAAAGCCGTCACTCCCAGGGAAGCCAAAGCGGAGCAGAGAAGGGGAGAGGTACTTTCCAGCAGTATGGATGCTAGACAAACAGTATTTCCTTCAAATGCTCACCGAGCAGAACAGATAAAGCAGAACGCAAGGTCTGAAGAAGCGCTCGACGAGGTTGCGGTAAATGCTTACCGCCGCTTCATCGATGGTGTGATTTCGAAAGTTGCTCAGCCTAGGCAACGGCGACAATCTGGGACTACAGACGACTCTGCCTTCGAGGGAAATAAGATAATAAATGGCACCTTATTTTTAGGTAAGGGTATGCCCAATATTAATACTCCGACGTGGGGCGCGGCGGCGAAGAATGTCTCATCAAGATCTCCAAGAGCGGAGTCAAGATCTCCAAGAGCGGAGTCAAGATCTCCAAGAGCGGAGTCAACTAACAGAAACCCCAGACAGAGGTGAAAAATTTAAGGAGAATAACATGCCACAACCAACTATAATGCAGCAACCAATGCCGCAACCAATGCCGCAACCAATGCAGCAACCAATGCCGCAACCAGTGCAACGATCAATGCAACGACCAATGGCACAAGCTCAGGCACAACCTTCTTTTGATGAACCTGCCGGAGAGCAAGATCCGCAACAAATTAGACAGAAGTTTGAACAGCTGCAACCTGAAGCGCAATATGAGTCAATTAGACAGATATTCGATGCATTCATAAATCAGCTAGAAGAAGCACTAGGCCCTACATCCATAGATATTCTAGCTGATGTAGTTGCGACTACGTTGAATACCGGACCTGACGAGGATTCCTTCGCGGAAGATAGTGAGATTACCGGGTCACCGCCAGTTGGACCAGCTAGGTCAACATCAGCACCACCACAGCCTAATGGTGGGAGGCAACTACCAGACAAGTCAATCTTTTAGGCCACCTGAGCAATCAGCCCCTAGGTCGGTCTTCTCGATAGGCTACTCGATTTTCGACCCTAACAAAGGAGACAAAAATGGCAAATGAAGAAACAGCTACTACTGTAACGACTGAAGAGCGGGTACTTCCTTACCGTGGACACTATCGTCGAGTTAAGGAAGAGGAAGATGAAACAGCTACCTCAAAGGCAGAACAGCTAAACGCTGCCACTCAAGCTAACGAACCTGTTGAAGAGCTAAAGCCCGAAGAGAAAACCTACAAAAAGCGTTATGGCGATCTGAAAGGTCATTATGACAGAACCGTAGGTGAATTAAGAACACGAATTAAGCAACTAGAAACTGCTACTGCTAGAGCAAGCAATCTACCAAATACTCCAATTACTTCTGCGGAAGATTTACAGCATTTCAGAAATAAGTTTCCTGAAGCATATAAAATGATGAAAGCTATTTCCCGTCTTGAAAAGGACAAGGATTTAGACAATCTTCGTGAAGAGATTGAGGATTTGAAGACTGTTAATCAGCAAACAGCTGTGGACAAAGCAATCCTAGAAATTAAGAAGCTGCATCCTGATTTTGATGAGCTTAGTAATAGTGCCGATTTCCACGACTGGGCAGCAGAACAAGATCAAGAATTACAGGATTGGGTCTACAACAATCCTGGTAAAGCTAGGTTAGCAATTCGTGCTATTGATATATACAAAAATGATAGAGGAATTGTGAAGAGCAAGAGCAAGGCAGCTGGCTTGAATGCAGATGCAGCTCTTGAAGTTAATCCTCGCTCGAAATCTCAGACTGATAAGCCTGGCAAGAAGATTTGGACCACTGCAGAAATTGCACGTCTATCAGAACGCGACTTTGACCGTCTAGAAGACGAGATCGACGCGGCCCGAAAAGAAGGTAGAATTCGGGATTAATTTTATAGGAGAATAAAATGGCTTTTGCACGTTCAGCTGGTTATACCAACCTGCCCAATGGCAACTTTACTCCTGTAATCTACAGTAAGAAGGTTCTTAAGTTCTTCCGTCGTACCTCAGTTGTTGAGGACATCACTAACACTGATTACGCTGGCGAAATTGAGAATTTCGGTGATACTGTTAAGATTATCAACGAGCCAACAGTTGCTGTTTCATCTTATGCCCGTGGTCAAACCGTAGTACCACAGGACCTAATAGATGATGAAATTTCACTTATTGTTGATAAAGCTAATGCTTTTGCATTCAAGGTCGATGACATTGAAGCAAAGCATGCCCATATCAACTGGGAAACCATGGCTACTAGTTCAGCTGCTTATGGTTTGAAAGATCAGTTTGATAAAGAAATTCTTGAATATATGCGTCTTCAGATTGCTACTGGCAACAACTATGGTACTGTTACTTCTGCTACTACTGTAGGTTTCAGTGCTGGTCAAATTACGCCACTAGCTGTTCTAAACCGTCTAAATCGTCTACTTGACGAAGACAACGTACCAACTGATGGTCGTTGGGTTGTTGGCTCACCAGCTTTCTGGGAGAAAATGGCTGACGAAAATAGCAAACTGATAGAAGTTCAGGTTACTGGCGATAGCGTGTCACCACTACGTAATGGTCTTGTTACCAACAAACCAATCCGTGGTATGACTGCATACATGTCGAACAACCTACCACCTAATAGTGAAACCCCAAGTAGCACCTTTACGGATGCCACTACAATGGTTCTTGCTGGTCATATGTCCAGCACTGTAACTGCCTCTCAGATCGCAAAGACTGAGATGATTCGCGATCCTGACAGCTTTGCTGACGTTGTACGTGGTTTACACCTTTATGGTCGTAAAACATTACGCGGTGATGCACTAGCTGGTGCATTCGTCAAGTTCTCATAAGGAGGCATTTAAATGGTCGCTTATGTCCATAATGGTGGAACTCCTGCCGCTGGGCAGCATCCATCAAATCTTAAGGGTGTACGTGTTTTCAGCTTTTTTCTTCAGAACGGTCAGATTAAGACCGCTGCTGGTTCAGCTGTAACACTAGTAAACGGTGATACACTAGATCCTATGACATTCCCTATCGGGAGTGTTTGCACAGGTGCTGGTGTATTCATTAGCACAGCCTTTGCAGCTTCGTCTACAGTTAGTGTTGGTGACTCAAGTTCAGCTACTCGTTGGCTTAGCGCCCAGTCACTGGCGACTGTTGGACATCTTACCAACAACACCATGTTTGGTTATTCGACTGCTGGTGTCACAGCACGGCTAACCTTTGCTGGTGCAAATCCAGGTACTACTGGTGTAGCCCATTTCTATTGGCTGGTAGCAGATGCAACTGATGCTGCTAATGTAACTACAATTCGTGTTACCTAATTAGGATAATAAATGGCCACTTATTTACAGTTGTGTAATAATGTATTATCGAGAGTTAATGAAGTACAAATTACTAGCGTAGCAGCTGGTGCTAATACCAGTATACAAGACTACGTAACTCGAGCAGTACTTGATGCTATAGATGATATTAATAATACAGAATTAGAGTGGCCATTTAACGTTCAATCAGGAAGTCAAACATTAACTCCCGGTCAGCGGTTGTATAGTCTCCCTACAGGCTATACTTCTGTTGACTGGGAGAGTTTTTTTCTAAAGCCGGCTGATCTAGTAACTAACGGTGCATTTACTAGTAATATAACAAACTGGAGTAACTTATCTACTGCTACTGGTACTATTGCTCATATCTCAAGTGGTAATGGTAGGTTACAATTAAATGGTGGGGCTGCTGGTGTAGGCATTGCTGAACAAAGTATAGCTACCGTAGCAACACAGACATATAGGATTATTGTACGATATTTCGACGGAGCGATTAATTTACGAATTGGCTCAACTTCCGGTGGAAGTGAAATCTATACTTCTAAATCCATGGGAACTGTAAATGCTGGTGGATGGAATTTCTTTACTGTAACTTTTGTAGCCACTACTGCAAATACCTTTATTGATTTTCTTAATTCAGCTAATGAAAATAGAGCTGTTGATTTAGTTCAAGTGTTCCGTGAAATTCAAGAAGAGAAGTTAGAGTATATGGAGTTAGATCGCTATAATCGCCTTTATAGTGTCCAGGATTCTTATGCTCAACCAAGTGAATACTCAAAACCTCTATTTGTATTTGCAACTAAAGATGATGGTTTTGGTGTTACACCAGTTCCTAATGACGATTATCTAGTAACTTACACTTACTGGAAACAAGCAGATCGTATGACTGTAAATAGTGATATTTCTCCAATTCCAGTACGTTTTCATCATGTTATTGAAGATCGTGCTTTATATTATCTATATCTATTCCGTGAGAATAGTGACGGAGCTATATTAATTAATCAGAACTATGAAAAGAACCTAAAACATATGCGTATTGAATTAATTAATAAATCAGATCGCATTGTTGGCAGGGAATATTTTAGAAAATCAACTCATTTACCGTTAATCTTTAGTGGCATGTAATGGCTCAACTTTCTGGAACAGGCGAACGCGACAAAATTAAGCCCCTTATGGGTATTTGTGAAGGTGGTCTTCAAACTCATTCTAACATTTTGAGTTTAAAGCCTGGTCATGCTCTTAAGCTTCAGAATTATGAGCCTGCTTTAGGCGGTGGCTATCGTCGTCTTAGTGGTTTTAATAAGTTCGATCTTAATGAAGTTACAGGACAAGCAGGTGCTCCAGTCTTAGGTGTATGCGTATTTGGGGCTGGTGTTCTTGCTGCCAAGAAGCGCTCTGGAACTAATAATAGCGATGTATTCTTCAGTATTGGTTCTGGTTGGGGTACAGCTATTAATGGCGCCACTCCACGTACTAGTTTTCAAAGTAAATACAATTTTGTACGCTATAACTGGACTGGTATTAAACGTGTTATTATGGTTGATGGTGTTGATTTTCCTGCACGATGGGATGGCACAACTTATACATTAATTAATACTACCGCAGGTCTTGGGGCACCAGTTAATCCTAAATATATAGAAGAATTTAAGAATTACATATTCTATGCTGGTTACACAGCTAATACCGGTGAGATTAAATGGTGTAATAATCTTGCTGAAACAGCTTTTAGTGGTGGAAATTCAGGTACTTTAGTTGTTGGCGATACTATTACTGGTTTAGTTCGTTTTCGTGATCAACTTATTATTTTTTGTGAAAACAGTATTCATAGACTGACCGGTTCTAATACTCTAGATTTTCAATTATTACCTATTACTGAAAATATTGGGTGTATCGCACCTAATAGTATCGTTGAAGTTGGTGGTGATATCCTGTTCGTTGGTCCGGATGGTGTCAGAACTCTTGCCGCAACTGAACGAAATGATGACTTTGAACTAGGCTCAATCTCACGTAATATTCAATCAACTGCTAATTCTATGGTACCTACAGCAGGGGTTAACAATGTTGTAGCTACTGCTGTTCGTAAGAAAAATCAATATAGAGTATTTTATCCTACTACCGGTCAAGCTGAAACTCAAGCTTTAGGTATCTTGGGTGGTATTCGTTCTCAAAGTGAGGGCGGATTAGTATGGGAATGGTCAACATTAAAAGGCATTAAACCTCATACAGTTGACTCATCATTTATTAATGAAGATGAATATGTAATCCATGGGGGTTTTGATGGGTTTGTTTATCGGCAGGAAAATGGAGTTAATTTTAATAATACAGCAATTACTTCCATATTTCGCACTGCTGATATTACTTTTGGTGACCCAGGTATAAGAAAAACACTGCATAGAGTAAAAATATTTTATAAAGTTGAAGGTACAACAACCATAAATCTTGGTCTAGAATATGACCACAATGCTTTCGGTATCATACAACCAGCCAATATTACAATTACTAAAACTTCCTCTAATTCTGTTTATGGTACAGGGACTTATGGAAATGCAACTTATGGTACTGAAGATAATTCTGTATTAACAAAAAATACTGTAGGTTCAGGTTTTGAAGTAGCTTTAAATTTTTCTGTAGCTAGTGCCACTGACTCATCACATACTATTCAAGGGTTTGTGATTGATTATGCGATTGCAGGACGGAGATAATAAATGCCAGTAGGTTATATATATAGTAGAAATGATATTGTGACTGCTGCTACAATTCAAGCATCTCATTTTACGGCAGAATTTAATGATATCACCAGCTCTATGCATGCAGCTACAGGACACAATCATGATGGTACTGCAGGTGGCGGTGCATCAATTTCGCTTACAACAAGTACAACTGGTATATTACCTATTACTAAAGGTGGTACTGGTTCAATTACTGCTGCTGATGCTAGAACAGCATTAGGACTTGGTACTATAGCTACTCAAGCAGCTAATGCAGTTGCCATAACTGGGGGTTCAGTAACTGGAATAACGGATATTACTGTCGCAGATGGTGGTACTGGTGCCAGCAATCAGACAGATGCTCGTACTAATTTGGGTCTTGGAAGTATAGCAACACAAAATGCTTCTTCTGTATCTATAACTGGGGGTTCAGTAACTGGAATAACAGATATTACGGTTTCTGATGGTGGTACTGGTGCTAGCAATCAGACAGATGCCCGTACTAATCTAGGTCTTGGAAGTATAGCAACACAAAATGCTTCTTCTGTATCTATAACTGGAGGCTCACTAACTGGAATAACGGATATTACTGTCGTAGCGAATGGTACGGGAGTTAGTAGTCCAATATTTAAGGCGACTTCATCTACAGGCGGAATTTTGCAAAATGCAAGCGGGACTTCTCAGATGCAATGGGGATCTAGTGGTGGAAATAACTTATCCCTTGAAGTTGCGACTACTATAAATCCTGCAAACGCAGCGGTCAGCATTAGTCCAACAGGAACAGGAACGGTTGCAATATCTCCGGCTGGTGCGCTGACTATTAACCCAACAACTGCCTCAACCATGGATAACGTGGCCATCGGTCAGACAACGGCGGCCTCGGCAAAGGTCACAACTTTAAATATCACCAGCACCCTGGCCCTTGCAAACTCAACCGGAACGTCGGGGTATGTATTGACTTCAAACGGAGCTTCAGCCCCTACCTGGTCAGCAAGCGGTATTACAATTACGAACGATACAACAACTAATGCAACCCGTTATCTTACATTTAGTGACCTGACTACAGGCACAGAAACAACCTTTGATGTCTCATCGACCAAACTGACTTTCAACCCCAGCACAGGTGCGCTGACAGCCACGACTTTAACGCCCACCAATGCGCTGGCAATTGCAAACGGCGGAACGGGGCAGACATCTGCAAGCGCGGCCCTTTCTTCATTGGGCGGTATTAATACTGGCAAAGCAATAGCAATGTCACTTGTTTTCGGATAGGAGCAATTAAATGGCAAACCCAAACATCGTCAATGTTACCGATATTCGGGGCAAGACTGCGGTTACCGATCTCACCTCGACCAATGCCACCTTGGTGGTCGAGAATACAGCTGGAAGCAATAAGGTTTTCAAGATCAACTCGCTGATTGTCTCAAATGTGGATGGAACTAATAGTGCTGAAATTACCGTAAACCTGTATTCTTTGGCTAATATCAGTGGCACAGCAACACAAATTGTCAACACGGTGCTGGTCCCTGCGGACGCATCTTTGGTGGTGATTGATAAAAATACCTCAATTTACTTAGAAGAAAACAAGTCAATCGGTGCGACTGCTAGCGCGGCCAATGACCTCAAGGTGGTTTGTTCTTACGAGGAAATCTCCTAATGGTACGTTGGAATGGTGGAATTATTGGAGTAGCAAACAATCCAACCACCACCAGCGCTTCTGGGGTGTGGGGTTTGCAAGAGCAATCCAAAGCACGACAGGCAGGCAATTGGCCTCTTTCTTCTTTTCTCGCAGATTACCTTGTTGTAGCAGGTGGTGGTGGTGGTGGAACAAACGGCGTCTTTACACAGTGGGGTATGGGTGCCGGTGGTGCTGGTGGTTACCGGTCATTTACTTCTCAATCTATAGTCCCATCTACTAATTACGTCGTTACTGTAGGGGCAGGCGGGACTAATAGTACGCAAGGTAGCAATTCTGTTTTTGCGACGACAACTTCGTCAGGTGGTGGAAGAGGTCCGAACAGGCCGACTGGAGAATATGATGGGTTTTCTGGCGGTTCCGGAGGCGGTTCGTGGGACCACGGCGCTGGCGGGGCAGGCAACTCTGGCGGATACTCTCCAGCTGAAGGATCTGCCGGCGGTAAGGGCTTTACCTCTGGAGATAATAATGGAGGTGGTGGAGGAGGTGGTGCTAGTGCAGCAGGAGCGGACGGTACCACAAGCTCTGGCGGTGTTGGTGGAGCTGGCACCGCGTCATCCATTACCGGTTCTTCCGTGACCAGGGCTGGCGGTGGTGGTGGTGGTGGAAATACGACATCGGGGAACGCAGCCGCCGGACTTGGTGGTGCTGGTGGCGGTGGCAATGGTTCCAGTACTGGCAATGGAAGTTCTGGCTCAGTAAATACCGGAGGTGGCGGTGGTGGAGCATCAGGAGTTGCCAGTAGCATTGGAGGGTCTGGCGGTTCAGGGGTGGTTATCATTCAATATCCTAATACCTTTACCATCTCCAATCCGGGCGGTGGTCTGACTTACTCCACATCTACTTCTGGCAATTCTAAAATAACCATATTCACCGCTGGCACAGGTAATGTTTCTTGGAGTTAACAGGAGTTAATAATGGCACATTATGCATTTCTTAATGAAAACAGCATTGTTACTGAAGTGATTGTCGGCAAAAATGAAGGTGAAGAAGGGATCGATTGGGAAGCGCATTATAGCGCATTCCGAGGTCAACCATGTAAGCGCACCTCATATAATACCCACGGTGGTGTTCATTCTAATGGCGGCATACCGTTCCGCAAGAATTATGCGGGGATTGGTTACACATACGATGTGGATCGTAATACGTTCATTCCTCCAAAACCGTTTGCATCCTGGATATTAGATGAAAACACCTGTTTTTGGAATGCACCTGTTTCCTATCCTGTTGATGGTGAGCATTACCAATGGGATGAAGCAACTCTTTCATGGGTAAGAAAGGATCTAGTTTAAGTAGAAAACCCTTGAGACCATCGTTGGGGTTGGATGCATTGCTGTCGTAAGTTTCGACGGTGCTGGAATACGATATTAATAATGGATAAAAACTAATGACAATTCCTAATGTTAACACAATTATTAATCAACAAGACCCAAATCAAGACCCAAATCAAAACCCAAATAAAGTATCTGTATTAGATCAGATGGGCGAGTTGGTTAACTCCCCAGCACTGCCTGCTGGGACTGCTGCGGTTCCTGTCTTTACGCAGCTCCGACCAGAAGAATTAATGCAACAACAGCCTATTAATCCATTAGCATATCAAGTTTCCCCATCTCCCGGAACAGCTGTAAAAGCACAACTACCATTTCAAACCCAACCTACGGGATATACTGCTAGTGCTGTAGTCGACCAAACACCACAGGTGCAGGCCGCCCAAAAACAAGTGACAGATTCTTCTAAGGTTCAGGCACAAACAGCACAAACACTAGAGGCATTTGATGCTGCTGGTGGTATTGGACAAGCTGTTCAAGCAGAAGTTGATCCTCGTTCACTGGTTCGTTATCAATATGAGCAGTTGATGAATTTCGTTCCTGGGGAGTATCCTGGATGGGCTGCTGGAGCAATTAGAGAAGCCGAAGCTAGTATGGCTGCTCGTGGAGTATCAGCTAGTACAATGGCCGGTGAAGCTGTTAGTATGGCTATTATGCAAGCCGCCCTCCCTATAGCACAACAAGATGCCAAACTCTTCGAAACTATGACATTGGCCAATCTCACTAACAAACAGCAAGTAGCTATGTTAAGAGCAAGTTCTTTGGCTCAACTGGATATACAAAATCTTACTAATAAACAACAAGCTGCTGTTCTAAATGCTCAAAAGTTTTTTGATATGGATGTGTCTAATCTTAACAATAGCCAACAAGCTGCCATGATCAATATGCAGGCTATCTCTCAGACCCTTCTGTCAGATCAAGCTGCACTGAATGCTGCTAGGCAGTTCAATGCTGCTAACCAACAACAGCACGACCAATTCTTCACAAATCTAGCATCTACCATCTCCACACAGAACGCACAAATGCAAACAGGTATGGCGCAATTTAATGCTCAACAAGCTGATGCTCTAGCCCAATTTAATAGTAATTTAGCTACTACTCGTGAGCAATTTAATACATCAAATCAACTAGTAATTGATCAAAGTAATACTGCTTGGCGTAGAGCTATCAATACAGCTGATACGGCCGCTGTTAATGCAGCCAATGCTGCTAATGTAGAAAATCTCTATAATCTTTCAACACAAGCACTAGCCAATATCTGGCAACAGTTCAGGGATGAAGCTTCATGGGCTATTATGACATCCGAGAATAACAAGAATCGTGCCCAAAACATTACCATGGCAGCTATTGAAAGAGATTTTGAGTTTGATTTTCTAGATAAGCAAAATAAACAAGTGTTTTTCGAAATGCTTGGACAATTTGCCTTTAATTTATTATTTGGCAGTAAGTAGCACAAACGGGAAATAACCATGTCATTATTCTCTACAGCTTTTGATTTTCTAACTGATACGATTAAGTCTGTCGTTGATATCTTTGACGGGGACAGTATTTTCAAGAATATAGGCAAGGCTGGTATTGCAACCCTAGACAAGAGGTCACAATCTCCGAGTATTATGAATCGTAGGGATCGGAGAGGGTTACGCACATCCGTAATCCCACTAAACCTTTATGCATCGTTTGAACCAGGATCAATCACCGGGGGAATGGAAAAAGGTATTTCTCCGTCAGTTGATATTGAAAGAATATATGCGGAATGGAAAGCTCGACTATCGATTCTTGCAGGAGAATATGAGTACAAACATAGGACTCAACAGCTTTATTAATCGACGATCAATATGGATAATCACAATGCATCAGGTAAACATAATACAGAATTCATTAGGGAGAAGTGTATAAATGCTAATCGAATCAGAAACTAATACTCTTGGGGGTGGCCATCGCCGAACAAACAGGCCACACAGTAGTGAACCTTCTGTAATACGCATTGGTAAGCCTGGACCCTGGACAAGGCCGGGTATAAAGAGAATGGATAGTGATCGGCTACAGAATCTCAATCTACCGGAGCTCAACAATTTTAATGAGTTCAATGCAGCTATTCCTGGACAGTCACTAACAGATAGCCCTGGTAATGCTGCTTGGGAACATCCCCCACAGTTTACAGACGTTCGTAAAGCATTAAATTACACGTATGGTCAGTTACTAACGAAGCCCCATATAACAAAACTCTTAACACTACTTAAGCACGGTGTACCAGCTGAAGCTATTACTAAAACTGTATTATTCGCAGGCTTTGCTGGAGGAAAGTGGACTCCAGATGTAGCTCTATTAATGGCTCGCCCAACTCTAGCTATGGTTGTTGCTCTGGGCAAGGCTGCCGATATTAAAAATATGAAAATTGGCTTGAAGAAGCGTGGAAATGAGGCTGCTATTATGGGAGCTAGAATGACTCTTAGCTCTACACCCTATCGCCCTGTACCGCCCCCTTCTAAAAAGTCTGAAAAACTAAGTATTATGGAGCGCCCTGAAAATGTCTAGTTTTCTACTTGGATTTGGAACAGGTTTTCTAAATGCTGCTAATACGCAGCGTGAAGAACAGCGTGCAGCAGAACAAGCTAAGCTTCAGGCCGCTGAGGAGGAAGCTGCTGATATTCGGACGGCACTGATCATAGAGAAGGAGAAAAATAAGTTCAAAGAGGAGACGGAACAGCGCGGCCTGCAAGAAAAAGCCAAGAGTTATATACCAGCACTTTCACACATTCCTGGGGAATTTCGGGAGCAGGTAGCCTGGTACGCAGCACTGAATGGTATACCTGTTGGGGACTTGTACCGGCTCACGGCGACGGCGGGCGACGATGAGGGAGTTGCTATCCAGTTTGACCCCAACCCCGACGATATGGCAAATAACATACGGCAGCTCGTGATTGACAATTGGCCATCCATCCCCATACCGCAACAGAAAGAGCTTTGGCCGATGCTGGTGCGGGGGGACTACCAGGCTATAGCTGAGTATCAAATTAATTGGCTACCAAAATCCACAGGAAAGTCCGATCCGTATGATGAGCTGTTTTTCCGTATGCTTGAAGATGTAATGGCGGAGCTGGGGAAGAATGGCAACCTTAGTTCTAATGACTTGGCTGCAGTAACGGCGGCCATGACGGGATCGGGAACCAATAACTTCGCGGGATCGGGAACCAATAACTTCGCGGGATCGGGAACCAATAACCTCCGGATACTTTTCAACGCTTTAGCCCTGCGCAACCAGGGACTACCTCAAGCAGCTATCATGCAACTAGCCCAATTTGCGAGTCAATACGGCACACCGCCACGACAATTAGATGCGAGCAAGCTTGTCGCATTTAGAACATCGTTTAATGCCGATACACCAGACGGGCATACCATTTTTAAGGTAGAAAAAGGGACACAGATGATGTGTAGCAGAGTAAAAGATGCTGCTTCATATTTGTGTCCGTTTCCATTAGATCTTGACGTGGAGGTACCAGTTAGTATTCTAGACGAACTAAACCCTGTGGATGCGGAGTATTCGCGCAACCAGCAAGCCATGGTCGATTCTATTTTAAATGGTATATCAACTGTTAATGATCTTATTGCTGGTATTGACAACGATACTATCCCTACCGGGTGGACGCGAGTTGTTCAAAAAACCGCTCAGGTGTTTGTATCTCAAGTTGCGAACCTGCTGGATACTTTCACGGGCCCCGGTACGAACTTCCAAGCGGAGTGGCTAGGTATTGAGGATGACAATAAATCGGTCGAGGAGAAGTATAACGAAGCAACGGCTATCATAGAAGCGGTACGTAAGGGCGTGAATGATGATGAATCCATGGACGCCAAAACAAAAGCCGAATACTTACACGAACTTACGGAATGGGATAATCTCATTGAAAACATTGAGGATTATACCGGTGTCTATACCGTTAAATTTAATACGAAGATTGCTGAGTCAGAGGTTATGGTAAATGCTATTGTTTCTATTCTCGCCAATATTCGGCAATTTGGTCAACGACTAAACGTAGATCAATTGAGGATCGCAAGAGCTGCAGTAAATTTATTCCAAGACAAAACGAGTGCTTTGGCGGGTCTGCGTGGAGTTTTGCGGGAATTCAATTTAAATTTGGAAAATTACGAAAATGATGATAGGGATAAAAAGTTGCTATCGGCGCTTACTCCAATATTACCACCTAACTTCATCAAGTTGATTGCCAGCCATCTCCAAACGAGTATGCCGGACACCACGATAGATCTATTCAGTATAACCCCCGAGTCACAACAGTTCCTAGTAGAGATTATTGAAAGCATGGCCGGCGAAAACTCCATTTCACCAAGTGCCCTAGTAGATATTATATACATTGTAGACGAACAGAATCTTTCCACCTGGGATAAGATGCAGAAGGAAATTTATTCTATAATACAAAAAAATCAGGAAGGTAATAACTAATGACAGACTTAAATTCATTCAGTGCAAAGGTTGTACTATGATTGACATAGTGGAGACGTGGAACAAGTATAACCCACCAGTAGATACCCCGGATACCCCACCAGTAGATACCTCGGATACCCCGCGCAAGCCGGACGACATGCTCACAGCGAGGGCAACAACCATAGCTAAAGTTGGGGGTGCCGCGACTGAGCACCGTACCCGCAAGAGCGAGAGCGAGAACATGACATCGACCGACCTCGTTCACCGTCTGAGAAAATTGGGTAAAACTCCTAACGATTTCGTTCTGGCCCTTTTTCAACTCTATTCCTCTCAACTGACCCCATGGGCACAAATCCCATTATCTTCGGATGAAACTAGTAACTCCAACTGGGCAGTGGAGATTGCGCAGAAAGAGGGAATAGACCCTTTTAATATGAATCTCGAACACGTCGAAGCAGTAATAAGGATGATGGAACTGCCCAGAAAGAACTCGGGGGATCCATTATTCAGTTCGGCCGAGTTGGCGCAGATGGGAGGAGCCGGGCTTGCCCATATAATGTTTCCACTTAAACCCCCACCTACCGCCTCGGCGATGAAACTAGCCATCGACGCCGCCGCCCGCACCGCCTCGAAGAGCCCGTTGCCCGCGACCAGGGCGATGGGCTGGGCGTACGAAGCAGGTCAACCTATCGGAAAGATGATGGACGAAATCTTTCCGATAGTTTGGATTTCTAAGATGGCGACAGCTGGTAGTAATGCTGTCCGAAACCATTTGTGGAAAGTGTGGCATGGTGGTAGCTCCAGGGGTGTGTGGCGGATTATACCAGATCTCTCGCGAGATGTTTTAGGTGCAGTGGGCGGTAGAGCAGTTCATGATAACGTTCTGTGGTTCGAGAAGCATCTTAAAGGTCTTGAAAACATGTATAACGACTGGAGTGAAATGGAGATCGATTACAATGATCCAAAAGCAGTAGCTTGGTATAACCAGCTAGGACAAGAAATACGCGCCGAAATACAAACTCTCGCAAATACCGCAGCAAACGAAACGCTATATGGTGCGGGTACTGCTGTAGTATTATGGAGTTTCGGCGCGGGTGGCCGACTGTTTCTTAATAGAGTTCTACTCACCATAGGTACCGATCCAAAGGATGTTGAGCATGTCGTCCGTCTTGCTGAGGCTACTAATGTTGAGCTTAATACAATGGCTACTAATTCCTGGATTCCCAAATACTGGAGAAAGATAGCTGGCCTGGTACCTATTCTTTCCGCTCCCATGCGAGACTCCTATGAAAAAGCTGTCCAACAGGTAGGACAGGAGACTGTAGATCTGTTAAAAAATATATCTCCAGATCTAGATCTAGGTATGCTCACTCTTGCTCTGAGCCAAAACATATCAGATGGTATGAAAGCATTCCATCAGACCGCTGCATTCAAATATAAGAGATTTTGGGATCTAGCTAATCACAAAGCACTTAAAGATCAGGAAGTAATCCCTACTGGAGCTATTAATAAAGAACTTAAAGCCCTGCAGGATGCTAAACCTGATACGTACACAAAATGGCTAGAGCCCTGGTTGAAAAAGATCATACCCGATCCTAATACAGGTAAGCTTAGGAAATTAACCTTCATAGAAGTACGGAAATTACAAAACGAAATTAATGACGTATTTAACGCTTCCGACCAACTAGGGAAAAAGATTCAGTATGGAAGTCCGGAGTATATGGAGCTTTATAAGCTTAAACAATCCGTGCGTACTGCGATAAATAGTTTTATGGACAGCGCTATACGTGCATCAGACCGCCCCATGCCAACTGTGGTAAAAAATATTAGGCATTATATGGTCGGCGGCAAGAAGGCCCTTTCGGTACAGGAACAGCTCCTTCTGGCAGCACAGGCATTAGCCGATGCTAATACTTTTTATGCTCAAGGTAAGGCTATATTTGAAGGCCCGCTTGAAAAGCTTGTCCAAAATTATCCTTCCGGATTTGGTGGCAGTATGTTCGGAGATGATCTGGGCGATTGGCTAAAATCCCACCAACAGCTTGACGTATCATCCCTTTTACATCCCGACACTTGGCTGGACAGTCTGTTAAATAAAGGCCATTTCGATCTAACCCGGCTACAAGCCTTTGCTGCTATTGCTGGGTCACCGGAAATCTTTAAAAACATAAAGCATGTTATGTTAAAAACCGGCCAAAGTCTTGGTATAGTATCTCCCGGTATAGGCGCCAGATTAACTAACTATTTTACCAAACAGCCACTCGCGGTGGATAGCCGCGTGTTCCATGAGAGGTTCGGCTACGGTCAAGTGCGAAAGATCAACGGTAACCAGCTGGAAATCGACTTCGAATCACAACCAGCGTGGCGAAACTTTCAGACGGTTGATGTCGGATCTGTCGAGAGGGCAATTACTGCAGATGACCTACGTAAGTTAGCTAACAGTCAACCCAATTCTGACGTTATATTGGGTATACAAAAAGCCTCAAACGACAAAGGCCAATTTATATCGAAGGCGGACGTGGAGTTACAATACGCGAACGCATTACAACACGAGCAAGCTCTATATGACCTACATTTAAGTACGAATGACAGAACATGGCTTATGGAACAAGCTAACAAATTAGATGATGGTACATCAATCGGTCTAAATAAGTGGGTGCAGAATGCTGTGGATACTACGACTACTGTTGCTACAATACAGCAACGCATAATGCGAAATACCACTAGAGCTTTCTTCGAGAAGATCATAAGCCCTACACTGACTGACACTCATCTGGCTGGTAAGAAAGTATTTACTCTAAACCCCGCCGCCGTAAGAAAAGCCTTTGGACTAGACCCCAGTGTAAATTTAGCTACAGGAGCGGGTAGCAACAACCGGAACTTTCTAGAGTACATGCTACAGTCATCCGGGTCAAAGGTAACGGTAAAGGATCTAGAGTATCTCCTTGAGACTGGTGAACTTGTATATAAAAATATACCTAGTGATGTTAGTGGCTTCTTAATGCGTAGAGTTATGCTTAGCGGGATTAGCGTGAGAGCGGCCACCTCATACATGACCGGTTTCCATCTGGTCGGCCACGGTGGGTCGACCTTGGTTGCTGGTCCGGACTGGGGTGTCACTGGCTTAGTAATCACCGGTGCTGTGTATATGACTGGGCGTGCTTTCTCTAAATACATATCGAAGCCACAGGTTCTACGTGATATGGTTCGTATGAACGAACTCCTGTTGAGTAGGGGACCAAACACCCCACGCAACGCTGCAGTTGCACGAAGTGTTGACTATGGAATAACAAATGAAGAAGAACGGGAAGAACGTGGACAAGGGATTATTGAATCGGTCACTGATAGGATTGGGAAGTTTCTGAAGTGGGCATCACCCATCAGTGACGCCCAGGCTGCAGACGCGGTTTCAGCTCTTGGAGACAACGAACAAGTTGATAAGGCGGTTTTAGCTCTTTTTGAAAATATATTAAAACAAGTAGATCCAGAAGATAGAGATCAATTCTTCTTAGATACTGCTCTCATACCGAGTATTAATATTCAAGATAGTGATAACTTAGATCTCACTACGCCGGAGGCGGCCCGCCGGAGCCTCGTGGCGGACCGCGATGCCTCTGTACAGTGGGCAATCGATCCGCAGAATGAATCCAGACTCATACAGCGTCTCGATAACAGCAGTAACAGCGGGCTGCCTGGCATCAGGATCCATCATACGAATCCTAATGAATTCCAGAGTGCCGATGCAATAGACGCTTATCTAAGACCCATTCGGTATAATACTCCACCAGGTACGGTTGAGCTAATAACTGAAGCCATCGACCAGGCACTAGCCATCGACCAGGCACTGGTCGACGAAAAACGAAATGGTATTATCCATCCACGGGCGCGCACCAGGTGGCACGAATCGCAGACTATTGGGGAGCTGTATAAAAAGCGTCTCGATAAGAGTAGAGAAAACAGTACTTATACCCTTAACCAATGGCGGTCGAGGTTCGAGCCAGGATGGTGGCAGAATAACAATGACTATTATTTCGGGGATCAGCCTTATCAACCTACACCAGCAGAGCGCAATGCAGCTAAGATAATTGATCAACTATACCAACTGGAGCATATAGAATAGAAGAGAAAATAGAATGCCCATTAACCGTCTTGTAACAGAACATGCTCCCTACGGGTACCGCCTCGACGGCACCCCCAAGGGCACTGGATATTTTGGGCGCCTAAAAATGACAGACGGGAGCGGGGGTTGGGCAACCGAGCTTTC